CTTTCTCAATAACATCTTTCTCAGTATTACTGAATGCAATTGAGCCATCAGATAAATGACCATCTCCTATCAAGAATCCAAGAAGGTATGGGTTAATCTCAACGTTAACATGGTTGAATTGTAATGGCTCGCATATTCTTATTGAGTAATTCTTTCTACCATCACTCAAAAGTACATCATCAAGCATATCCTTTGTCGTTACAACTATAGGCGTTTTATCTTTTGACTTACGTACCTTCCTAGTAGTAATCTCCCATTGATGCTCTAATCCTGAGTCAACAAACGATCCATCATCAAACCAAATCCTATACACATCTTTTTTACCTTGAGGAAATACACCTGTAATATTATAGTGTCTTCCATCACTTCCTAATACCTTATCTCCAGCTTGAGCAGAACCTATTTCAATAAATCCATCAGGCGTATATACCTTAGAGCTATTCTTTAATTCTTTCCCCATAGCAGGACGTGCGGCAACGATAATGAAGTTGGTCGGCTGCATACCTGATGTAACGGTATCAAATCGACTATACCCTGTCTGAATACCACTGATACCATCTTGCTTAGATGCATCCGCCATACGCTTACCTAACTCATCGAGTAGATCCTCATTGGTGAATTCTTTTTTGTTAGAGATAGCCTTGAACTTATTGTCTGCGATATGCGCTTGAATCTTATCAATAGTCTTCTTGGGATCGTATGCGTCTGACTCAGCCATGAACGATATGCTCTTGCCTAGGTCTATGTGTTCGTGACGTATACTTTCTCCAATAAGGTACATCATCGCACTGCTTACTTCGCTTGCTTGCGTGTAATCAAATGCTGAATGTATGGATGCCATTTCTTGTATCGCATCATTACGATAAATAGATTTAGATTGGCTAATGTGTTGACCTAATGTAATTAGATTTATCGGTTGCTGAACGATGTACAATTCCGTGATGTTCTCAAATAATAATCTGTTGACTGGCAATTCAATCATATCAGACGTTATCTTACTCATTACGTCATGAATGCAAGAAGGATTTGCGAGGATAGCGTGTATAACTAATCTCTCTGAACGTAATTGTATCTGATTCATCCTTACCCCCTAACATTAAATTTCGGCAATATAAATTCAGCCTTTTGTTTTTGTTCCTTAACGATGTTCATCCACTTGTCCATTTGTTCAATCCTAGAGAAGTATTCAATAGTACAGTACTTAAAGTTATTCTCAATATGGAATTCATCAGCCTTAGCATTCTGCATAGCTAATTGTACTTCAGTAAGACTGTAATACTTGAGTATCTCTTTGTACTTATTTAGTACCTTTTTACTCATCACCTTTGAGTTCTTACCAAACACCTCATTGAAGATATTTATAATCTTAGACACATCATCAGACTTACTGAGTGATGCATTTAATTCTTCATCTTTCTTGAGAGCATTTAAAATAAGGGTGCGTTCTTCCGCAAACGGTCCGAATAACTTATTCAGAACCGCATCTAAATTTTTATATACCATGGTAGTTAGCTATTTAAAAAATCCCTAATGCAATCTGTATTCTCATTGAATAATCGTGACTTCTTCCTATGCTTCTCGTAGTGGTTAACGGTAGCGTGATTTATATTAATCAGCCTAGCCAGGGAAGTCATAGTGTTATACTTGTTAAGTAAATCTTGATTCTTTTTCCACCATAAAACTAAGAAATGTTTTCTATCTATGATCTCCATCTTCCTATTTTTATCTCTGATACCATATGAATCAATTGCCATCTCCAATAGTCTATCGTGTGCTGACATCTCATTAGAGTGACCATTGTTCAATAGCCAATCTTCCCAACTCATAACAATTAATTTAAAAGAAATCCGATGCCAATTGCACAGGCAACAGCTAAAAAGAAATGTACTGAACGAAGCATCCTTGTCTCGTTATCAATCTCATAGTTAATAGTAAGGCTAGTAGAAACTATCCAGCAAAACAATATAACTATCGAGTAACATATTATTCCAATAAAATTAAACATAGTAAATCTATTTGTCCTCGAATTTCATAATGTTCTTACCGAACTCATCGAAGAAGTTAATAATAAAATCCAATCCTCTGTCCTCTGCATCCTTCGTGTTAAGGATAGCATTGAATTGTTTATCCATTTGCTTGATAACAGCACTGGTATATATCTCAATGAAGCGTGGATAGAATGTATTTCTATTCTCTTTCATCTCATCGATATCATTCATCGCACTCTTGATCTTGCAATAGAATATAACTAATGGAGTCTTCTCCGGGCTTATCTGAACCTTGTTCGTTGATTCATCTAATGCCTTGTAGATATCCATAAGCAACGTAGAGTCTTCTTCTACTAATGAACTCATTAACTGAGCAGTATGTAACTCCATAAACTTAGCCCACTTCTCAACTTCTTTCTTGAATCTGAATCGATAATACTTTCCGTTATCCATAATATCATCAAGATCAACTAATGCTGAGGATATCTTCATTACACCACGAAGCAAGTATACAGTGTCGTACTGAATCTCTGCCTTCTCTACTTTCTTTTTCTTTGCCATATTAATCTTCTTCGTTGTTTTTGTAACAGCCCATAACTGCTTTAATAAATCTATCATTCATACGATATCTGCGATAGAATATCTTATGTACAGGACTTGTTAGAATAAACTTTCCTTCTTTCATTGTTCTTGTTGTTTAGTTATCATTTTGTTGACTCCAACAATATGATTATTATGATTTAAAGGTTTACTTGTATTAAAGTTCCTGCAATAATCATCATACCAATTATTGAAAACCAAAGAGTTGAATAAGATTCTATTATTGTTTCTCTTTTATAGTTTACCGCATGCCATATAATAGTAAATCCTATTACTTCAAGTATAAATTCTAACATCTCTTTCATTGTTCTTGTTGTTTAAAGGTTTTTAAGAAACTAATTGGTAAAACTTCCACAATCTCTTGCGTAAGAATAGTTTGCGGTATTGGTTAAAGTATCCTGCTCGTGCATAGGAAACAGTAAAGTGTAATTTCCAGAACCCAAACATCAATGCTCGGTTGCAGTTACTGCTAACGTTTCTGATTGGAAATAGTTGCCATTTGTCTGACCATCGAATTCCCCATTGCAAGTTTAGATGTTGCCAATCGCAGCTTTTGCTTTGCCAAATTACTTTAACTCGGTTTGCTCGGTATCCCATACCGTCTAATTTTCTCTGCTTTGCTTCTTGGAATATCCCAAGGCCAGCGTATTTTTCTGTTTTCATGAGTTATGATTTTTTATGGGTAATAATCTGTTTCTTTTCCATTTCTTTGGCTTGTTCAACACAAGGCTCATCCATTGCGATGGTAAGTCCCGTTAGTTTGTTTATTTCTTTTACTAAAAATTCTACCGCTGTCATATTTTTTACGTGTTAATGTTTTTTCATTTTCTATACATAATAAGTAATACGTGTATATTTTTTTACTTTTTTGATACCCAAAAAGTCCAAGTTTCTGCAGTTGGGTGTTCTGCTCTCCATATTTTATACTTTAAAAATCCAAGCATAAATAAAAATAAACATACTGCCAATACAATTAATGTGTTATAAACTATTCTTTTCATTGTTCTTGTTGTTTAAATGTTTCTACTTGAATAGTTCCATCTCTGTATTGAGTTACTATTTGATGCTGTTGTTTAGTTAAAAAAATCTCAGCCTCATCCCTTGTGTTGTAAGATACTTCACCTTCTTCATCAAATTCATTGACAAATTTTCTGATTATTTCTAATGCTTCTTTAAGTTGTTCTTCTTTCATTGTTCTTGTTGTTTAAAGGTTGAATAGTATTACCAAAAGTGTAACAAATAAAAGTATTGTACTAATCATGTAGAACTTATGCATTCTTTCAAACTTCGTCAGCTCTTGTTTTACTTGTCTAATTTCAATATCTGTTATAGGTCTGCCTCTTTGTTCTTCCATGTTTCTAGTGATATACTCTCGAAGCATGTTTTTTGTCTTAACTAGTCTCATTGCTATTGTCGTTTAAACTTTTCATCCCAATACTCTTCAAGTGTTTGTTCTTTCATTGTCTTGTTGTTTAAAGGTCTACTCCAAATTCAATCAACTTGTTCTTCAAGTTTTCTTCCCAATTGTCCTGCTTGAACTCCATAAACCAATAGTCTTTATCAAAAAGCAAATCCTTCATTTCTGCTTTCATAAATCCATTACTTTTAGGACTCTTAAAGACTAAATTATACATCTCAATTAGTTGCTCTTCTGTAAAATCAACTTTCTCTAGTGGTAAAAAATTTGGGGTCATTTTTAGTGTATTCATTGTTCTTGTTGTTTAGTTACTTAGGTATTGTTACTTGAATAGTTTCTCCTCCTGCCTTCTTAATCGTAGCAGGCTCAATCAATTCTCCATCAGCTGATATCATCTCAGAGTATCCGATAGCGAGAATCATCTGCTTCTCAATATCTTTCTGCTCTGCTTTCAGTCTGTTAATCTCATTGTTGAGGTGAATCCATGAAGGATTATGTGAGAAGTCATACGTATTAGGTGTAGCCTTTACTAATACACTACATCCTAAGACCTTCTGATCTTTCTCATATCGATATGCTTCTTTCATAGCGTAGTCCTTAAGACCAGTCATAATACCATCAGCAATCTCAGACAATCCCTTAGCTTTAATGTAAGCCTCTAGTGGATCCTCGTAGCCTCCTTCTATAGAGGTCAATACTATTTCATTAGCCATCTTAGAAAGGTTAGCCTTAGACAAATTATCCAAGGCTATTACCATTCCTGTGCTATCTTCTTTAAAAATATCCATTACTATGCGATTTTCTTGTAGTGATTATTACAAAGGATTCTGAACTCTTCAATTGTTTCAGCTGTTTCGATATCCTCATACTTAGATACGATATCTCTAGCCCATGCAATGAACTGTGCTGGAACCTTGAACTCTCCGATTCTATCATAGAAATCTTTAAGCGAGGATGCAACAACAACAGCAGGTTCTTCAACTAACAACTCTTCAGGTAACTCTAATGCTTGAGCAACTGCATCATCAATAGCTTTCTTCATGGTTTCATTCTTCATTCTACCATCAGGCTTCTTACCGATAACACGAGTATACTCAGCGATTAACAACTCTCTCTCCTCATCTAACTCCTCATTCTTTTTCTTAAGCATACCTGCTACGTTAGCATCTTCATCCTTAACTACTACAGGTTCAGCTACTACTTCTTCTACTGCCTCAGGTGATCCTGATGCTGGCTTATACTCAGGCTCAGTTTGCTTAGGCTTCATAGTTCCCCACTTGAATCGTACCTTACCATTCTCATCCTTAGCAGCTAAGAAAGATAAACGATCATCAGTAAACTCAGAGTACCATACCCATTCACGAATCTTAAGATTGTATGTTTGCTTAGGTCTACCACCATCTTTGCTCCACTCATTATCATTAAGCTTCACACTAATCATTGGGTAGTCATATAGTTCACGACCAATACCCCAATTGAAACAAGCACGCTTGAATGAATCAGAAGACTGCCCTTTGGTAGCCTCAGTCATTGATTCAGTACCTACGTCACATTTCCATACCCATTCGCCAATGCTAACGTTAAAGATACCAACGTGACAATAAAGATTGCCACTAATAATCTCATGCTTACGTTGCCATTCTAATGGACCAACAGCAGCATCTAATCGTGCCATATCTACACGTGCGTCTTTGTATGCTAAGATTGTAGCATAGCCACCGTTATTAATTGACTGTACTCTAAAGTCGATGTCACTAATATCTAGTGGTCTTGATAATTCTTGATAGTTCATACTAATAAATTAAATACATTAATAATAATCCGAATGCAATTCCTATTGCCTCATAAAATCGATCACGCATCTCCATTTGCTCTAACTATATTTTCTTCATCGAAAGCTCCAGACTTGATAGCCTCTAATGATAATTCAATTACCATCTTTAAATCTTTATTCTCATGAAGTATACTGCCAATCATCATCACTAATTCAGATGCTAAACCTGCTACTTTCACATCAGTCTTTTCTCCATCGTCAATAATAGAAAATACTAATTCCTTACCATCCATACTCATAATTCTTTTCGTTTAAATCAACCACTGCTTTTGTCATTCCTTCCTCAACGGTTGAGTATCTCAAAAGGATTGTTCTTAAGTCTACATCTAACAGGTCTGCTAACACTATGAATGCATATGAATCACGAGGTGTACGACCATTTATAAAGTTGTATACATTTTGATAAGTGTCCCAATTACCAGGTACATTCTTTACCTGAAGGGCTTCTGTAAGGTGAATGACTGAATACCTCTTGGCCTTCATCAAGTCCTTAACTCCTTGTTTTTTGTTCATAAGTAATATGATTGTTTACAAATGTAATAATTCTAATTTAAAATACAACAAATAAAATCATTTATTTCTTTGCATCCTTAATTTCATAATGTATGCACATGCATCCATGAGTTCGTGATGCAACTCCACTAAGAAGTCATCTTCATTATTGTCATGTAATGTAGTTCCGTACTTCTTGATACCTACGAAGCTTCTCTGATCAAACTCTTTCTTGAGTGCTTCAATTACAGGATCAGTAATATCTTCTACATTTACAGGTTTCTCAGCGGATCCCATTTCATTAATAAGACCAAGGAATCCACTGTGATTATGAAGCGTTGTGCTTCCATGGCTAATACTAACGTTATTTAGTAATTTACCTATTTCCTCTTGTCTTTTTTTCATTGCTTCTTCCCAATTTTTATACCAAGGATCATGTATCATTTTTTATATTTTTTTTGTTTAAAGGATTGCTAATCTCTTCTTTTACTAATCTGAAATGCAATTGACCACAATGGTATAGCGATATTAATTGCTGCAAGTGTTATTATTATTTCCATTATTCTTCTTTTTTAAAGGTCCATTCATCTGCTATAAATACTAAGTTTTCTCCGTTCGGTTGTACTTGGACAAATGAATCACCAATGTTTTCATCATCAGTCCATACTGCAGAACCAATATGTTGACCATCTCTAAATAGGTCGTACTCTACTCCATATATAAGGAAATCTTGTCTTTTCTCTTCCATTATTCTTATTGTTTAAATTTCTTCTAAATTATCCTCAAAGTATTGCTTGGCTACAAGCCATTGGTCTTCGTGGTTTTTTGGATTTCTTGCAATCATATCACCTAACTTTGGACTTCCATTATCTTTGTCGGCTTGTGAGATTGACACCTTGCCATCTAAAATCTCACCTTCAACATAAGGTCTCATCTCAGATATACTCTTTCTTCTGTACTGCTTAAACTCTTTCATTGTTCTTGTTGTTTAAATATGTGGTCTAAATACTTACGTTTGCCGTCAGTAATATTAACTGCATACTTTTCTTTGTACACAGCAATTACTTCTTTCTTTGCCTTAGGTTGATCAGGTGATTTACATTTACTTATCATCATCAATGATAATATTATAATGATGAATCCAAGTAATGCTACTCCAACAGCGTCTAGTGACGAATTATATTGTTTACTTGACCTATAGTCTGATGGTTCAATCTGTCTACGTTTCATATACCTTCAAATAATTGTGATGCAACTGCAATAATTACTGCCATTAAAGAGCCTACTACTAAGAAGAAGCTTATGAATGTTAAGATATCATTCTTCATATTGTTAATTATTTGTTATTTATAGCTTCGCTTTTATACTAATCTGTATTTCTTTTTTGTTTCCTCGGCTAATTTCTTAAATTTCAATAACTTCTTCATCTTTTTAGCTTCAGTTGTTATTTTTTTGTTTGATATTGTTCTTATTTTTTTTGTGTTATGTATGTGCTGATGGCATTTAACACATACTGTTACTAAAAATTGATCGGGTATATCCCATGGATTTGTTTTGCTGTAGTATACTTTGTGGTGAACTTGCAATACTCTATTTCCAAGTCCGCAAACTTTACACTTATACCCATCTCGTATATAAATTTCTTTTCTTTTTGATGCCCATCTATCATCTTTAAGTAATTGGAGGTATTGTTCTTTCCTATTCATAATTTACTTTTGTTAGATTGGATGTAGATTTAAGGTGACAATAAACAAGTTGACAACCCCAACCCCAACTAGAAAGGTTATCAACTTATCTATCACCATAACTTACTTCCGTTGAGTTGTCAGTTTCATTTGAGGCTGATACTGGGAGACAAGTTAAGAAAACCCTGATATCATTTAAGACATTTATTTTTACATCGTGCTACATAAAGAACACGATATCCTTGCTTGTGACTTGGAGGGGTATCTTGCTTATATACAACGCCTTTCGGGCATAAAAAAACCCTAATCGCTTTCCACACTCGACTAGGGTTTTTTATTATATATCTACCATGATATAAGCAAAACTAGATATCGAAGTGTGGATTCGATGACACAAATGTATAAAACATTTTTAAATAAAAAAATTTAGGTGAATAATTTTTTGTTTGATAGTGATTAATTTAACCACATCAACACTTGTTCCTGGGCTTTATTCTCTGCCTTATGTAGGTCTTTCATAATAACCTCATACTTGATGTTAAGCCCTGTGTTACCTGCATTCATTATATACATACCATCTTTCATATTCATGACTAATGATGGCTTGTAATTAATATCTATAGGTAAAGGAGGAAGCTCGGCATCTCCAAGGACGTAATGGAATACTTGATTCCAAAATTCATATCCTTCTCTAGATTCTACCCAATCGAATAGCGTCATTAACTCTGCCTCGATTGAGAAGCCTTCATCCTCTAACACATCGAAATCGTCAAGGTTATTCACTACACAATCTACATACTCATTAGGTAAATAGTTCATCAACAAATCCAAGATTTTCATGTCTTTCATTTTTACTAATTTAATGATTATTCTTTGTCGTTACTTTGTAGAGAAAATTTATGACGATTCCCAGTGTAAAGATTAGCGCACCATATTGGTATACTATTATTAGCATTAATAGGGCTGCATTTTTATGATTGGGATTGAATCTCATATAGTATTCGTTCCACGACTAAGTCCCATGTAGAGTCAGAGTCATCAGCTGTCGAGTTATATTGATACATAACCTCAGCAATTATATCCTCATTGATATACATATTGATGGAGTTAGCTACATTTACTACGTCATATTGATCAATCATTAGTACGTAATTTTAAATGCTCCCCATAAGATACTAATTGATTTACTTTTTTGCATCGGTACATTCTTTTTAACGTACTTTCTTTTCTCTTTTGATGTCAATGTAGCCTCGTTAGATTTACTTTCATTTAACATAAGCTTATGAGCCCCCTGTAAAGGCATTGAGTTATCATGAATAGTAAATGTTGGTTTATTTTTCTCAGCAAGATACTTCTTATGATATTCAGTCATTCTTTTTCTTAACTCTATTACCATTCTGATGTCGGGAGCCTTAGAGTTCCATGTGTACTCAGTAGTGCGACCTCTACCACTTATTTTTATCAGCCCTCCGTGAGCCATAATGTTTGTTACCGTGGTAGTTACTTTGTGATCCTTGATGAGGTCACGTGCAGCGAATTGAATGTTTGAATTACAATGTCCGTGAAAGTCTTGTAAGAAATTCAAATACTTTTTGTTTGTCTTAGATAAATGCATGATAATTAATTTAATTGGGTTATGTAAATAATTTGTTTGCCCTCATAATTCCTCGTGAATTGTTTAAGAGCCGTCATGTAATCATTGGCATATACGTTTATGCCTGTACAAAGTTCTGATGCTAACAAGTAGCAGATGTGATACGTATTCATCGTTCGGTATAGAATAGATGTTCTGTAAAGAATTCATCTCCATCTTTACCGCCAAGATAAATCATAGCACCACCGTCATTCTGTTCATCATCACAGGTAGGCACTAACGTAGTGCCATCCTCGAATGAAATTATTACTGGACGTTTATGCCACCCCCATGTATCAGCTTCCTCTCTAGACATATGCCTAGCCTCGACAATCTTCTTGCCGATTATTTCTTTAAATGCTTCCATCTGTTATAACTGTTGCGTTGTCTAATACTTTCTTGGCGTTAGATGCTGTTTCAGCTACATACTTACTTAATGTTATTGCTGTCTCGCCTATCTCATAAATCAGGTCTTCATCATCCATCATTGAAATTGATGCGATAGTCTCTGGCTCAATCATGTCCATGTTTTGGTGAATCGTTACGATTGTCATAATCATAAACTGTCTTGTGTCATTCGATACTGCTCTTTCCATTGTTATTGTTGTTTAAGTTCATACTCATTACCATCCGCATCATAGTATACATCATCTAATTCATCCCATTCGGTGTAGTAGTATACGTCATTTGTATATGCGTCATCTAAATTATCGTACCCGTATTGTTGAGCGATTTGTAAGGCACTCGATTCATCACACGCATACTTTTCGCCATCGTTGAATACATATCCTTCATTCATACCACATCCTGTGATATCACAACGTCTTGCAAATTTTTCCATAGTTAACCGTTTTCAATCCTTCTATTTATAGTTCTCCAATAGTCATGACCTTGAATAGTTGTGTCCCAATTGAACGCACTTGATAAGCCTACATCATAACTTAATTTATACCTTAATGAATCTTCATCTTCTCTACTTAAGATATTAGCCACGTACTCTTTTCTTTCCTGACTGGTTAATTTTTTGAATCTATCCATGATATTTATCTTTGTTCAGTTCCATGCTCATTGAATGCTTGTTTCCAATACTCAAATCCATGATGACATTGATGCCATTGAGGCTCATCAATTAAAGACTGTGGACTCATATTTACACTTAACACGCGCATTAAATACTGCTCCGAGGTATATATATCCTCTGCTTTTAGCCATTATTTCAGCTACTAGGTTGACGCGATACTTTTTATTTACTTTCTTTAATACCATAATTATATATTTCTAGTTTGTAAACGCAATGCTTCAATTTCATGTTTTTCTTTGTGATAAAGTCTTCCCTTGCGTGAAAGATCCCATATCAACAACCTATCTGAGAATGTTGTGCTTTGACTTCTTAATGTTGAACAAAATCTTAATGATATTTCACGTTGTCCTCTTTGATTTAATGCATCTGCCATAAGCTCTACTAATTCCTTACCTGGATAGATGCTTTTTAGTATTCTTATTCTTTCTTTTGCGTTCATAATTTATTGCTTTGATAGTGATAACTATGCCCCTAGGTATTCATTACACGTTTCGCATACTAAATAGTCCTCTACATCTATGAACTTATCTTTTTCTAATCCACACATGTCGCATGAATCAACAGCCTCTAGAGCATCCATAGCCGCCTGTTCATCTATTTCATCCCACTTGCAATACGTACACATACCATCATTGATTTCTTGTACACCGTACAACACTGAGTCACAACCTACACACGAACACATCTGTCTATCTGCTGCCCACCAATTGTTTTGTTGTTTGACAGGTGGAGTAGCGTACTGAGGGGTGAACCCGACTTGCGCCTTGCTTTTTCTAACACCACCGTAGTCAACCCAACTATTAACCTGCTCGTATGAATGATTAGAGAACCAACAACCCATTGACCAATGACCTGCCTTCTCATTAACAATTGAATATGTATCGTCAGTATTAAGGAAGATTAACTTACTACCTGGACCGATGTACAACTCAAGCATATCTAAGATAACCTCGTTAGTCTCGAAGCCATGCTTGAACGATTTAAGTATTGTCTCATTGAACATGTAGGTATCGGAGAACTCAGTACTTGTAGGCACATCGTAAATCATTCCGTTATGTACAAACCCTACCTCATCATTGGTAATGAATGGGTGACAATTAGTCTCGTTGACCTTACCGTGAGTAGAGATGCGGAAGTGTAGCACGATGTTACGTTTGCCGTACTTTCTTTTGATGTCAAGGTAGTTGTTGTAGAAGTTATCGAAGCTACGCATCTCCTTGATGACGCCCAACTTGTTATCGTTGTCGATATACAGCATACCTGCACCATCGCCATTATTCTCCCAACAGTTACGAAGAGTTTGTTTCTTTAAGGTTGATCTATTTGTATTTAAAATTGCTATACACATGATGTTTATTTTTTGAATGTTATTAATTAATTATGCTCCTAATTCATTTGATGCGTCTAAGTTATCAGGCTTGATTGATGCTCGAACAATCTCAGGTAACTTCTTGCTATTGAAGTCGCTACACATTCTAATGAATCGCTCAATCTTATCTATCAATCTCTCTTGAGAGTATGCCTTGCGTAAGTGTAGGTATAGTGCTGACTTATGATTGAGAAGCATTCGTAGTACGTCAAGCTCTGATTGATTGATGTTGTCGCACATGATACGCATTAAGTCCCGTCTCCATAGTAAGTTATCAACACTACTAACAGCTGAGAAGATTCTAAACTCAAGCACCTCGGACTTGATGTATATTGCTGAGTACTTATCCTTGTCGTAGTACTTGTGTTTCTTTTTGGCCTTAGAGTAATTTTTGTCTAGTCGACCATCGTACAATGAATACAACAATGGGAAGAAGTGTGACAGGCCCTCGAACAATTGCTCGGTGTCATAATCTTTGGCGGCTACATTGATATGCCCACCACAACTACTTGATTTGTCAGCATTGATTAGCCTAACAAGTCTATCGTCAGAGTTGATATCTTTTTCTAAGCCATCGTCATACAGATTGAATGCGGGACTAACTAACTCGTAGCCTGTGTCATCATCTAGTGAACCGTCATGCTCCTTAATCCATTTAGTCTCATCGTACAAGTCCTCGTAATGAATCATACCAGCATCGTCATCTTCCTTCTCAATCTCGAATCCAATAGTAAACTTAGCATCTCTGCCAAACTTGTGAACTCTTTCAAGTTCGTGATAACTTGCGTTGCAATCCTCGACACTACAATAGTCATCAGCATCAACCCATTCATCACGTCTATTATGCCATCTCCATCCGCATTCTTCAGCAGTGCTATGATTTCTATATACTTCTCCGCTTATTTCTACAGCATCATGATGTCTATCAAAGAACCAATCTTGAGCACCTCTAGATATATAGCCGTGTCTAGTTCGTTCATTGCCCGCATCTAGCCACTCGCTATGGTAGTCACTCCATACAGCCTCATCGTCACCCTCTAGCATAATTGTGCCATCGTTTGTCGTAATGGTATCTTCTGACAATACCCAACCAATACTCTCAACATATCCACAATCCGAACGTCTAGCCCATTCTCCTGAGTACGAAGGCGCATCATCGCATATTTGAACGCATCTAGTAATAGGTTCTTCTAAGCCATCATAGGTAGTTACCTTATCAACATCGTCTCCGCTATGAATGATCGTATCCCATTCTGTAAGTGATAATACTGATAGCCCATTGTGTGCATCAATAATGATAGGGCAATCATCAATAAGCCCGTAATACCCATCTGTCTCGCCACTAAGTGCTACACGAGGCTTAACACCCTCAAAGAACGTGTTTAGGTAGTTAATGTACTCAGACCATAATGGACTGCTTGAATCTCTTTTAATTAAGAAATCTTCAGGTAATAAATTTCTATTATTCATGGTAGTTAAATAATTAATTGTGCTTACTCTATAAGGTTTTCAGCTATCCCTATTTTAATTTGACATGTTCACTTTATGACAGAGCTGTTCCCAGAAATCACGACCTTTACTTGAAGCACTCCAAACTTGAAGCGCATTTATATAAGGCATCCCCACATCTCTATAATCTACTAATCTCTCTCTTAATTGCCATTCACCTCGTTGTTTTATGCATTCTGCTACTGCTTCCTTGAATACATCTTTACCGACAATATTCATTTCTTTTTTGATTTTCTTGACTAGACTGCTCATTTTTCATTACTTTGATAGTGATTACCTATCGTAAAACTTTCTGACTTTATCATTGATATCATCAGCCACATCAACCCATACTTGGGCTGGAAATAATGGCAACATTCCACTAACTTGCGCGTCCTCTTCGTTATCAATTAATGCTGACTTATTCTTGAGTACATACATACAATATTCTTTTATTGCTGTTAATAAAAATGTCTGACATACCATTGGATGCGGTGAATTGTGCATCAAATCATTTATCAAGTCTACGTTGGTATCGAATTTCATCCCTAGTTTCTTTGCTTGTTTTGTGCTTTCTTGATACTCTTTGACACGTATACTCCTTTCGTATGGCAACCACGTGACGTACCGCAACTTGTCAATAGCATAGATGTAATGATTACACTTGCTAAGAATGAATACATCAGCATCATCCCTATTCTTTCTTTCTTTCTTTGTGTCATTGTTATTTTATGTTAAAGTTTAAATCCGTTTACACTTATCTCATCAAGTTCATTTGCCGCAATCTTTCCTCTTTTTATTGCCATTCTGAGTTCTTCTTTTACAAGTTCTTCACTCTTTGATGTAACCCAGTCCATAGCCCTAAGCATATCCGTGAATCTCTCCTCAATTTTATTGTAAGACCTACCTAATAGGTCGTGATGCTCTTCTTCGCTTTCGATAACAACCAATATGTCCTCATCGAATTCATCTTCTGCTAATTGAATTGATGCGTAATAGATATATGCTTCATATCCCGATTTTTTTAATTGATGATTATCAATTACTAATTTTGTTGAATGTTTCATTTCTTTTTATGTTAAAGGTTTGTGTTATGGTACAAAGCAAAAAGCGTACACAATATGCATACGCTTTCCCCCGCCTCTATCTACCACAACAGAATATTATTTCTTGAATTTCGGTTTGTATTGAATGTACTTCATTAGTAGGTACACGTTTGCCAATAGGCTCAAGTATATGATATCTCCTATATTCATTTCTTCTATTTTTGTAGTGAATAATAACGTGTGCATAGATCTTCCTGGGCGTTCTCATACATTACGTCCGTTGCATTCTTGTACTTGCGTACGATTTTCTTCAGTGGTAGATACGTGTTAACGGCTATCCATTTGCCACCCTGTAAGATTAGTGTTCGGTTTGATTCCAGTGAGTACTCTAAACTGAATACTCGATTGATTAGAATGTTTTTCTTCATTTGTGGTAGTTTTTCTTTTTACTTAAAATAATTCCATTATATAATCAGGCTCTAATGAATAGTCAGCTAAAACATCATCGGCATATTCTCCGCTGATAATTCTTTCGCGCATTTCATCCATAATTTCTTTACATTCGGATTTATCGTATCCTTGATTGATAAGTAACTTTTCCATTTTATTTAGGTATTTAGTTATTTTAATTGCGTACTTCCCTTTGTGATGATAGTGATAGTGACCAAAAAAAAGGAGGACAAAAGCCCTCCCTTTTCAGTTGGTTAAATTGATTAAAATCTTTTTTCACCAGCCGATTGATTGCGTAAAAATTCACGTTTATTTTTTTTGTCTTTTTTCAATTTGTCCCTTGACTCAAATTTTGTAGCTATATTAAAAACGTGGTCTTTTTTTGCCTCCATTCGTGTACGTTTTGAACCGTTTGTACTTGACTTTTGTCTATGTACTATTTTTGCATCGGTTGACGCGATACCACTACCTACAAAAAATGTAGTTTCTTCGCCTTGTTTGGAATATAGTTTCATTTCGTTTAATTTAGGACTTTAATAAATTAAGCAAGTAATTTAGTTGCATTGGATAAAATAACCGATTCAAGTAAAGGTTGATTTTTGTTACTCATTAATTGGCTTAATCCTTCACTACCTTGTAATAATTGCCATAACATTAATGCGAATACCTTTCGTGAATTAGTGTTAAGATATTCGTTCCCTTCTTTGTCCTTTCTCATAGTTGGATAAGCTAACTTAAAAGCAGGTGAATCAAACGAAATAATCGAATCGGAATCTAAACTAAAATCCTTTCCGTTTATATTTGCATACAAATTAAAGGACTTGTTAGGATAAAATTTGTTTCCGTTCACAAATAACGTTTGTTTACGTTGTTTCGCAATATCTAACGTATCAAATATACGTTCACAGAAATTTGAAACTATAACGAAATTATCGCTTTTAGCATTAAATTTAATTTCATTAGTGTTAAACGAAAATAGTTCGTTTTCTTTGTTGATTTGCTCGAATTTTAAAAAAATTGTTTTCATAATTTTGGTAGATAAAAAATAAATAAATAGTAATACATTGCGACCTTTGTTTAGGTCTGAGTCCGTTATTTAAGGTGTGGTGCTAACAGGGCATTACTCTCCCACCTGCTCAAAGTATATTTTTTGAACGTAATTAAAAAAAATCAAGGTCTCGCGTCTCGCGGTTTCATTTTTACATATGCTTATCGTTTGAATTAATCATATACAAATATAACTATAATATATAAACCTACAAACAAAATAGTAAAATAATTACATTTTTTTTGAAATTTAGAATGATTATAAATAAGCAAGGTAATTGAAAATAGTTGGAATAAAATTAGGATATATAAAGTTTTTTTTGTATGCATAATTCCCAGTCAAACAATGTGAAATAAATATTGTGAATAACTTGCATATGTGGATTTTTTTTCGTATAGACCACCAAAACGTAAAGTAGTTACGATGATAAGAAACTAGTCAAGCAAATGATGAGAAACTAACCAAGACGAAATAAGGATTGTTTAGAATGAATATAAATAAGGATTTACGATGTTGGTTTTCCTTTTGGGAACGGGAGGGGATACCAACAGGCGTAGAAGACTCTGAAAAATACAGATACTTTTCCCAGAACCAGAGGGTATTGTAATTGAGGTGGGGAACATCGGATATAAAAAGGGGGAGGGGTACTAGTACCATAGTACAGGTAGATACAAGTACAGGATCATTGATGTTTATGTTGATCATATCCTTATGACAGATAATCAGATGAAGTATCATCGAATTATACTATCTCCAGGTGTCATGTTTTTCGATTAAGAGATCTTTAGAGATAAACAATATAAGGGATTTTTTCTTAAGTGTTTGTAGTACAGATAGTTAAGGGTGTAAAAAGTGTATACAAGTTGTGCCAGACGAGTGGTAACACTTTTCCTAGTAGTTGTGTAAATAGTATTATATTTGTACTAAAATGTAATATATGGGACTAACAATTAAAAATGGATATCTAATTACTTACTGTAAATTCAGACCTGCTAATCATGAAAAATTGGAAGCAATGAATATAGAGCCAGAAGATGAGTATGAGGTATTTAGAATTAAAACTGATGCTATAGTAGGTTGGAATCAATCTGATACTAAAGACTGTACTACGATAAGAACTACTAGTGGGGAATCATTTACTATTGCTGAATCTATAAGTGATATAGATAAATACTTTTTAGATGAGCATGATAACTAAAAGCGGAATAGATCTAAGTGTGTGTGCTTACTGTAAGACGGCCTTAGATAACTATAGCAGGACAACTGATCACTTGTGGCCTAAGAGCAGGGGTGGTAAGTTGAGTAATGATAATAAGGTTCCTTGTTGTGGTGATTGTAATAAGATGAAAGGTAATATGAGTATTACTGAATTTAGTAGGGCGTTGAATGGATTAATATTCTATGAGCATACTAGACATCGTGAGAGTATATCTAATCTGAAGAAGATTAAGATTAATGTAGATGAAATAATTAATAACAAGAAGAAATGAGTAACATTGTGTTTGACCTTATCTTGCTAGAGGCGGATAGGGTAATCTCACATAAGATGAAGGACCTTGATTTATACTACAAGGATTTTCACGGTGAGTTGATTCCATTGGCTGATAGCTATACTGCTGAAGTTGATGATGTAATTAGTAACCTGCTTAAAAGAAAGCGTATGCGGTATATGATTACCTTTACGGAGTCTTTAGAAGTGATGGACGAACTGAAGCCTGCGGCTAATAAGATGCTGAGGTTTTTTACTAGACAGATGAACTACGGAAATACAATCAAGAATTATAGCCTTAGAGATATTCAGCAACTGACTGACATGAACATGAGATATGTCATGAAGAGTATTGCCGAGTTATGCGAGCATGATGTGATTAGATTTACCAAAGAAAAAAACAGAAGAACCTATATGGTTAATCCTATCTACTTTTACAAAGGAACAATCAAGAAGATATTTTATTGCTCAAAAGAATATGATCGCATGCCTAAGCGTAATGCTGATCTTGAAGAAGAATATGAATCAAACGAATAATTATGGAATTAATTAAGCATGCTAAAAACATCCACGAATTAAATATTACGGGATCGAAAGTTAAAATTGGAATGTTCTCAGATATCCACTGGGATAATCCTAAATGTGATTGGGATTTGCTAAGAAGAGATTTGGACTACTGCCTTAAACACTCAATACCAATGATGTTTAATGGTGATACATTCTGTCTTATGCAGGGAAAATGGGATCCAAGGGGGACAAAATCCGACATTAGACCTGAGCATAACAACATTAAATACCTAGACTCTATTGTGGAGACTGCGGTAGATTTCTTTTCACCATACGCACACCTAATTACTGTGATTGGTTATGGTAACCACGAGACTTCTGTAATCAAAAGACAGGAGACAGATGTGCTTCAGCGATTCGTTGACTTACTTAATTATAAAAATCACACTAACGTGCAGACAGGTGGATACGGTGGGTGGTTTATTGTTCGTCAAGAAGCTAGGCCTAAGTATAACGTAGTCACCAAGATAAAATATTTCCATGGTTCTGGAGGCGGTGGAATTGTTACGCGTGGTGAGATCAATTTGACTAGAGCCCTTGAAATGGCTGAGGATTTTGATGTGTTTGCTATGGGACATATCCACGAAAACAAATGCACTAATATAGCTCGTGATGTAATTGAGCACCACTCTGTTACAGGATATAGGAATAGGCAGCGACAAATACATATGATGATCACCGGTACTTACAAAGAAGAATTCGGTGATGGATCTAAAGGGTGGCATGTAGAAAGAGGAGCTCCTCCAAAACCTGTAGGAAGTAGAATATTGATTATCAATACACGCAGAGATTCTTCAGGAGGAAAAGATGTATTATTAAAATCAATAGATAGCATCAAGTTTCCGATTTAATCATTATATTTGTAATTCGAAATTGTTTTTGTAATGAAAGAAAGGAGGTTCCAGTTGAAAGCGGTCCTCCTTTTTTTGCGCATATCTTTTCGCTAAATAATATAAAGGAAATAATTTATACCTTTGGGAAAACATTAATCATGAAGACAGATAAATATTACGCATCAGATCCCAAGAAAAGCGGAAGCTATACTGATAAGGGACGTGTTGAAGGAAGACCTGTTGCGACACCTACACTAGCTCAAGATATGTCTTGCGCTTGTCAACCTAAGTTTAAGTTGATGTACAAGAATACTAAAGACAAAAAATACTGCGACTAATGAAAGGAAGAGCAATTAAGAAAGCCTTAATGGAATACGAAGGATCCATGGCTGAGGAGTCATACAAATCTCCTAAAGCAAAAAAAATGCACGAGAAAGGTGAATCAAAGAAGACAGAGTTCAAAGAGAAGATGATGTCTAAGTTCAAAAAGAAAAAGTAATGGACAAGAAGAAAGAAATCAATCCTATCTTGCTTAAGAAAGCTTATGCATTAGGACAGAAGATTAAGAAAGGCAAAAAAGAAATGCCGAAAAAAAAATAGACTACTATGCGTCAATCAAAAGACGATGTAGTTCAAAGGAGGATACTTACAACAGAGTGGAAACCATCGCATAAAGAGTTTGAATATCCAAAGGAATTTGTAGATTGGATTGATAGCATTAACTCAGGATGGCAGAACAAATTGAAGTTTAAGCCCTTTGACCTATATTGCGAACAAGCCAGAATATGGCTACAAGATGATACGGTTATTACCGATCTAGACAACGAAGAAGATCAATACAATTTCTTAGCTACCGAAATCCAAAAGTGTAACGATAATACACTTTACTTCTGTAATAAATACGGATGGATTAAAGAGGATAAGGCAGAGAATGGTATGCTTCGTTATCAAGCCTGGGATGCACAGAGAGTGCTCCTATTCCTATTCGACTGTGGATACTCTATGATGATTGGTAAAGCCCGTCAGATTGGTTTTACCACAACCATGTGTCTTGCAGGAATGAAACGTGTCAACTTAAACAAATCTTATTTCATTAAGTTCGTTACTCACTCCAAAGATAAAGGGGTGGAGATCTTCCGAGATAAAGTTAAGTGGACATATACAAAGATTCCTGACTACCTAGCACAGGACGTAAAGAACTGGACCGATCAAGTAATGTCATTCGATAAGAAGGGTGATAAGAAAGGACGAGACGATGGGGGTGCATCACGCTTCCAAGTAGATAGCCCACAGGTAGATGCCATCAATGGGGGTTCACCATCTGCAGTATTCATCGATGAGATTGGTCTATTTGACATCTTTGGTGAGATGATGCGTGAAGGTCGACCTGCTTTATTTAAGTACAATCCTGAAACAGGTAAGATGACCATGCAGCAGCAGTTCATTGCTTGGGGTACAGGAGGTGAAATGGATAAAGGTGGATCAGTATTCGAGGCTGAATTCAAGATGTGTCTTAGCCAATGGAAAGAAAGAAACTTTGAATACGGTATCATTCCATTATTCTTTAACGCATATGCACGTAGAGGGGTTACAGATGAACACATCAACAACGAACGTAAAGCATATCTATCCCTAGAAGGTACAAAGAAAGGTGAAGTTGCCAAAGTACAGTTCCATCAGCACTACCCAATCACCATAGATGATATGTTCTTGCGTAAAGCGCGTACTTTAGTTCCAATTCATACCTGTAATCAACGCCTCGCAGAGATATATGGCAAGGATGTACCCATTGAATACGGTTATTTTGAGCCAATTATGGATATGAGCCAACCAACACCTGACTTACTTACTGATTTTAGGATCATTGGAGCTAGATGGGTGAACACAACAGGCCGAGAAGACGTATCTACCTCAGCATTAATCGTACACCACCCACCGGAAAACGAAATATGGAAGAATAGATGGTATCAAGGGACTGACCCCATCAACTCAGAGACAGGACACTCCATGATGTGTAGTGCAATATGGGATGCATTGACTAATTGTGTGTCTTCCGTAGTATTCCATAGGGACAGAAAGTTCAAACAGACCTACTTACAGGTACTATTGCAGAGTTTATACTACGATCAGCAACGCAGAGGTGGTGTAAAGGAGCTAGTAGAGAATAATATCGGTGATATGCACGTAGATTTCCAAGAAATTCACGGATTCAAGCATAAGTTTACCGCAAATTCACAACTTCCGGAATATTTTCAGACTTATGGTGGGAAATGGTTCGGCATTTCCAACAAATCGAACACAGCACCACGTATAATTGCGAAAACTGAGGAAATGGTTGATGCCTACGGCATCAATATAGATGTACCCTGGCTATGGGAGCAGATGAAGACCTTTGTTGAGAAGGATTTAAAGAGTTCGACTAGTCATAGACAGACACGTTACCAAGCAGCGGACACTAGATACGATTATGATGATGCTATATTCGCTATTACATTTGCTTATATAAACGCTCAGGCGCATTCTAGGTATGAACCTGAGAACATACGTAACGAAGACAAAAATACGCACGTAGTGATAAGATATGTGCAGTGTAAGGAGACTAATTTCAGGATGAAGCGGGCGCGTGTGGACTCTCGAACTGGAAAGATCCTAAAAGTATTAGATTAATAAATAAAGTATATTTGTAAAAAAATAAATTATGGCACTTATTCAAAAATCCGTAAAGAAAGGCAATGTCAATTCGAATAGAAATGAGAATGCTATAGTAGATGATGTTACAGATGTAATTAATACTGTATCAAATTACTACGAATTATTAAGTTACTCTACAAATTCTGCACGTGTTAGCATAACTAATTATGTATTATATCCTCCTACTAGATTTGTTGGTTTAGCCTTTCAAATACCTGCTTTAAATCTAAATAAACTATACACATATTATATAGATAAATACACAACGGGAAGTATTACTACTGAAGGAGACTTAACTAATGTTGTAATAAATAATGAGAATGTCTCTAGTTTATATATAGGAAATTTTAATGGGTATCCTGTTAATGCCACTTTTAATGGAAAATATTTTGATCAAATTAATTTTGGTTACGCATCATCGTTTAACGCACCAAATTTAGTAGCCGCAAATAATCTTAATTCGTCTACTAATTATTCATTTCCAATATATCTTCCATCTTTAAAATTTATTTCTGGTTATCTTTCTATTCCAGCATCTGTTCCGTCTTTTTTCTGCCCTGCACTAGAAGCAGTAACTGATTTTTATGCTCAGTACACCTATGCTTTAACAGAGGTCAATGTACCTTCTTTAAAATATGTTAGTAACTTCTCTCTTAATCAGAATTCTTCATTGACTTCAGTAAATATAAGTTCATTAGAATATATAGGTGGAAGCTTTGTTATTCAAGCAAATGGATCTTTTGCAATGGCACTTCCTGAATCAGTAAAAGGAATTGGTGGAACTTACATATACATGGATGGAATGAATCAAGCTCAAGTTGATGCAACGCTAGTTAAATTAGCATCACTAGATGGAACAAATGGCACTTTAATATTGAAGAATTCATTTATTAATCTTCCAGCAGCTCCTCCATCGCCTGTAGGTATTGCGGCTAAAGACATATTAATTTCAAGAGGATGTACAGTATTAACTAATTAATAAATAATATTATGGCAACAAGTAAAGAAACAACAAAATATGTATTGGCTCATAACGAAGCTGAAGTAATTCATTTTGTAATCGTTAAAACAGATTCTGTATTTGAAACAGGTCAACCAATTGTAGAAGAATTTGCTACATTAGAGGAAGCAAAGTTAAGAGTAGATGAATTAAAAGGAATTGGTTATTTTGAGGAGCATTTCTCAAAACAAATCATTGAATAATTACTGATCTTTATAAGATTGATTTTGAACTAGGTCTTTATTGAGGCCTAGTTTTTTATTTTCCCAAACTATTCCATCTTCACCGCTAATTACAATATTATATTGATCAGCTATAGACCAGAAGTAGCTTTTCTCCTTCTTATTCATATGCTTACATGACAGTCTCTGGTACATAGGCATATCTTCAAGCAAACCCTTATTCATATTGATCCAATACAGGTGATACTCTGGAACTTTTCTGTCGTATTCGAATGCTGTATAGGTGTAAGATTTGACGATGAAATGTTGGGTCCCATTATTTAGGACCTGCTTTATTTTGTTGCTTGAGTACGAAGAAGAGGTACTCATAATGTGATAATTAAATTCAATTTGTCATTTTTATGAAACAAATATATAAATTATTCGTTACAAAACAACAGGTTCTGTTTGTTCTAGTAATTCTTCTAATGCAGCCTCAAGCATTTCATCCTCATCAGTGTATGGTCTAAATCGATTTGACAGAAAGTATTGATACACTGAATCTTCAGGTAAATCAATCTCTGCAAGCTTGTAGCCAATGGTCATATGTTGCCTGGCTAAGTACTTTGCGTCTACTACCGTATACACTTCATTTTTTTGAATCCAACATCCAGAAGGAAATTCTGTAGGACAAAATCTGTCATTCACACATAATACTCTAAATTGTTCCATACCAACAAAAATAAAAAGCCCCCCATTGAGTGTGTGTTGGCAGTATTGGAGAATAGGGGGCTAGTATAACCTTTAAATTTTTTCTATGCTTGTGTGCCAACACTCTGCAAATCTAGAAATGATTTTTTAATCTGCAAAACATTTCTGCATTTTTTTTAAAAAAGAAAAAGAAAAATAAGAAAAGAGAAAAAGAAAAAAAGAAGCAAAAAAAGAAAAAGAGAAAAGAAAAGATTAACTATATATTCGTATATACTACGTATATACTCACATATACTTAATCAAAAAGAAAAAGAAAAAACCCAAACCCATAATTTTTGATATAAATTTTTGTTTACATTTGCAGAGAACTACACGGTGTAGTTAATTAATTTTAACCAACACAGACTTCGGTCAGTGAAAAAAACAAATTATTATGATTACTTACAAATTGCCAGTTATCAATGCGGATTCAGCGTTGATTCTGAACACTCCAGTTGCTGCTACAGACGTAGTTTTAGCTTCAGGACTTTTGAGCATCAAAGACGAGTCTGGTGCTGTTGCTTTGAAAATTAAAGCTTCTGACCTTTTAGGTTTCCGTTACACTGCAAATGCTGCTGGAACTGCTAACGTTGTAGACGTTGCTTTGTCTGCTGTGACAATGGTTAACAACGGTAACTACGTGTTGACTGTTTACGCTCCATACGTACAAAACTTCTTCGGTGGAGGTAAAGAAACAGGTGCTACTTACCAAGCTCGTACTTACGAAGTTGGTGTTGATGGATCTGCAACTACTGCTGAATTAGCTACATTGTTTGCTGCACGTATCAATGCTGACGTTAATGCTTATTTCTCTGCTGTTGTTACAGGTGGAACTACGGTTCGTATCACTGCTGACAATGCTGGATTTGGTGCGTTAATCGTTAAAGCTCCTGCTGCTTCAGTTATCACTGATCAAACTGCATGGGTTTCTCCTGCTGGAACACCTGCTCAAGTATTAGCTCAAGTTAACTTGAACACTTACGTTACTGCTGCTGGTTACCAAACATACCAAATCACTTACCGTAAATCAATCAAGCATAACATCGTTAATGGCCTTGAGGTTATCAAGCCTGTTATTGCTTTGGTTTACTTGAATACTGCTGATGCTGGTACTGCTGCAACTGTTACTAAATTGACTTCAATTTTAGACGGTTCTTTCGCAACTACCGCTGCATACTTAGGTTGTCCAGCTGTATAATTAAAATTTAATTATCTTTGTAGGGTAGGTATCAAAAGTGCCTACCCTTATTTTTACTAATTTTATGGCAGAGAAAGAAGTTGAATTGATCATCTTTGGAATGGAGGGAGACGGAGATCTAAGATTAGAATATCCTGAACTAGCTGACGTAGATGAATTTAAAGGCCTAAAGGCAAAAGAGGTAAGACTCTGCTGGTTACTAGGAAACAGAACAAGTCCTATTTACAGTTTGAGCAAAAGAGAAAGAGTTGTTAAAGCTCTTGAACTTACTTATGGTAAGGATTATGCGATAAGAAAAGATTTGGGAGGAATAGTAAACGGAGACCTCCCGGATGAAATTGTTGCTGGCATCAAGAAGATGGAATCTTTTAATCCTGAATACAGGTTGAGAGCGAAATTAATGAGTCAGTATATGTTTGAAGTATTAAACGAAATGATTGTCCTTGACTCAGTAACCTTGGCAGGGATGGACATTGACGAAAAGAAAAAGTACACTGACCTAGTGGTTAAAGTATACGGAGAGTTACCGCAGATGGTGAAGACATTAGAGTCATCATACGGAGCTAAAGTTGTCGAGAGAAAAACTAGAAAACAGGTACTTGTAAAAATTAATGACGTACTGAAGTGATATGAGTTACATGTTTAGCACAGGGAGACAAAGACCTAATAAGTTAACCTCCAAAAAAGATAAAGATTACCATAAGGAATATGCAAAATTTTGCCTTGCCGTAATGAGTAATTACATCTACCGCAGATACATTAACAAATGCTTAATCAACTGGTCTTTCTTCAAGGGGCAAGATGGTCAATGGATATTCGAAGAGGATATTGAGGCTTTCTTCCTAGATGAATCAGGTGATGTACGTAATCGCCTTAAATGGACAAAGAACGTTATCAAGCCAATGGTACAACAATACATTGGTAATGCTATTCGTTTAGGATACGATGCAAAAGCAAATTGTATTTCTGATTTCGTAATCAATAAAAGAGAAGAAGAATTAGCTAAATTGAAATCACTTCAAAAAGTAGCTGATGCACTTCCATTCTTCAAAGATATTATCAAAGAAAATGCTCCTATCGAAGATACAGAGATGGAGACAGAAGAGTTGTTCTACAATACATTTGTAGAGAACTATGAAAAAGATATCAATAACTTACTTGAATTCATTGCTAACGAGGTGAATATTGATGAGTTAAAAACTCAGATCACTCGTAACTTAGCTATTTGTGGACTAGGAATATACAAAGGATATGAAGCTAATGACAACTACGCTGCTGAGTCCATCAACCCATTGTTCTTCTTGTGGGATATGTCGGCTAAAAAGCCTGATTTATCTGATGCTGAATTTATGGGGGAATGGTATTATATGGATACTCCAACTATTTTCGAGAGATACCAAGATTTAACTAAGGACGAAAGACAAGCTATTGAACAGTATTCGAATCAAACGAATCAAAACAATATGCATAAAATCGTAAATGGTATCTATACTATCCCTGGTGGTAAAGTTCCTACTTACGAGATTTATTGGAAAGATGTTGAGAAACGTGATTACGGTTGGGTACTTGATGAAGCAGGATATCCATACTACACAATGATCAACAATGAGGATTCAAAATATACCGACAAGGATTTGATTGAGCCTCAGACTGAAGATCACAAAAAGAAAATGGGTAAGAGCAAGAAACAAACAATCTTTGTTGACATTCTTCGTTACTGCATTATGATTCCTCAGGAAGAAATTGGTTATGGTGATATCATTCTTGAGTACGGTATACTTCCTTACCAAGAAAAACAATTATACGATCCAGCTAACGTAAAATTTCCGTATAAATGTTATACATACATTTACGATAGAGGAGAGGTATTAACTCCACTTGATGATGTTATTGATCCACAGCGTTTCTTAAACAGAACTTTATCTGTTGTAGAGTCTCAGATGGCTAACATGCGTGGAACTGGTACAGTTATTTCCAAATCAGCAGTTGATGACCGAGATGGAGAGGCAGATATCATGCGTAACATTAACTCATCTAAACCAATCTTTGTAGATACTGACCGTGTTGGTTCAGTTCAAAATGCTATTGGTACATACGGAACAAACATTGGATCAGGTACACTTCAGTTATTCCAAGTTATTCAAACTGTACAGCAATCTATTCAGGATGTTACCGGTGTGAATGAGGCAATGACAGGTACACAAGGTGGCGGTGATATGCTAGTAGGAGTAGTTGAAGCTCAAATTCAAAGAGGTTCATTGGTACAAGAACCATTCTATTGGGCATTGACATCTATCTTACGTCAAGCATATGAGCATATGGCAACTGTTGGTAAAGCAGTATACCATGACAATCCTCGTAAATTAGCTATGATGGTAGGAGATGAGGGTCTTTCAAGAATTACGATTACAGAGGACCATTTACTACAAGACTATAGAATCTTCATTAAGCGTTCAGAAACTCCTGAGCAAGGCTTAAATGCGGCAAATCAGCTATTGTTTACGTTACTTCAAGCAGGAATGATTGATCAAATCACATTCGCTAACTTGTTTAACCGTGCAACTCCTGATTTAGTAGCTCAAGCATTACGTCAATTCCACAGAGATAAGTTAATGGCACAGCAACAATCTGACAAAGCTGCTAACGAAGGAATGATTCAAGGAAGGGCTGCTCAAGCAGAGATGGCTCAACAACTTCAAGGAGCACAACAACAGCAAAAACAAGAAGCAATGGATGACCAAGAGATGCTACATCAGCAAGAAATGGAAAAAATTGCATTCAAGGAGACTGCTAAGACAGAAAGAGACCTTCTTAAAAAACAAGGTTTATAATAAATTCGTATTTTTGAACCAAATAATAAATAGTTATGGATACTAACTTTGAAAAAGAAGTTGAAAGAGTATCTGGTGATTTATCTAACGCTCCTTCATTGGAGCAGTTGGAGCCAGAGATGCAAGAACAACTTCGACAAGTTGAAGCATTGGCCGCAATGGATCCAAGCTTCGCAAACTCAACAGAGTATAAAGACTTGATGGCTAGCATGAGACAAGCAAGCGTTCAAGCAGATGAGGAGGAAGACGAAGAGGAAGAAGAAGACGAAGATGATAGTGACGAGAGCACAGACATCGATGACATCTTTGGAATCATGGCAACTCCAAAAAAGGGTAAAGAAATTAAACTTAACTTTGAAGCACCGAAGGAAATGATTGACCTCATCTCTTCGAAGTTTGGGGTTAATGATGCTTCTAAGTTCTTTTCATCTGTCGATACATGGAGAAATCAGGCCCAAGAGGGTTCTGAAGTAAAGAAAGAGTATGAGGCTTTAACAGCTGACTTACAAGCGATGCCAAGCGATATCCGTATGGCAGTTCAATTGTGGGCAAATGGAGAAGATCACACTCAAGCATTTACATCTTCACAAAGACTGGACTTCTCAGGAGACTATAAAAGTCAAGATCCAGAGAGCCTTGTCCAGCACTATTTTGGAGAGCAGTATGATGAGCTAACAACATCTTTAGAGGATGGAGATATCTCAGAGTCTGAGTTCGATAATAGCGTAAGGCTTTTAGCAAATTCAACAAAACGTTTATTCGCTGAAGATAAACAAGCATTAGAAAAAGAGCGTGAGGAGTTTACCAACCGTCAAAAAAACGAGTTTCAAAACTTGAAAAAGACAGCACTCCTTTCCGTAGACAATCTAAGTAAGGCTTACCCAAGCTTCAGTAAGTCCGAGGTTGCAAAGATTAGGACTATCTTGGTTGAGGGGAAAGCGGAGAATCTGTTTATGAATGCTGATGGTACATATAAAGAGGATGCAGCAGAGTTAGTTGCATACGCTATGTACGGCAAGAAAATGTTAGAATCTGTTAAAAAGATTGCTGAACGACAAGGTGAGAGTAAAGCGAACCAAAAAATAGTTGACTCAAGTCCAACTGCACTTCGCAAGAATAAAGCTGCTGCTCCTCAACAGGGTGCATTTGCTAAAGAGGCAGGACACTTAAGTGGATTATTCAAAGGGGACCCTTACGCATAGTAATTAAATTGTAAATTTTTAAACCCGAAGCAAAATGGCTTTATATAATGAACCAAACGTAAAGTTTGACAATCAGAACTACAACTCCGTAGGGTCTGAGTACGCTGCATTGTACGGACATGATATTTCATTGTTAGTACAAAAATTAACTAACCGTGCGATCTTTGACGCTGCTCCTCAGCAGTTCATGGATTTGAAATTGTTGAACATGGTAGCTGCAGAGCAAGTTAACTCTGACGAGTTCTTCTACCAAGAAATGGGTTACCAACGTGAGCCTCTTGTAGCTACAGCTGCATCTGCGACTGTATCTTGGCCTACAACTCAAACAATTTCTGTAACGTCTACAGACAACATCTCAACTAACACAATTATCTCTTACCCTAACGGACAAAAAGGTAGTGTTGTTTCTGTTGACACGTCTTTGTTGACAATTACTGTTTCTCCTTACAATGGTGATACTTTACCAGCAGTTTCTCCTGACGATGTATTAGCTAACGTATCTAGTGTTGACCACGATGGATCTGACGGTTTCGCTCAGTACTTCCGTGCTTCTACAATCGAGCGTAACAACTACATCCAATTGTTTAACAAAGCGATTCGTTACTCTGAAGTAGAATTACACAAATTGAAAACTTTGGGAACAACTGCCAACTTCCTTGAAATGGAGCGTAATGCAATGTTCAACCAACACCGTATCGATTTGTCTAACGCATTCTGGACAGGACAAAAAGGTGAAATCATCACTGCTGATGGTACTCCTGCAAAAACTACAGGTGGTGTATTCTCTTCAATGTTAGAGGCTGGTTCTCCAAACGCATTGGCTACGAACGCATCTTTAGTTGACGCATTCGAGGATATGGTATTGTCTTCTGAGTATGGTGACTACGGTCAAGCTCGTATGGCATTCATGACTCCACGTGTTCACCGTGCATTATCTTTGGCTTACAAAGAAGAATTGACACGTTACGCTCCTAACGATGATATCGCATTATTGAACTTGAAAGAAGTAAACTTAGGTTCTTCTCGTATCGTTCTTGTGCCTTTCAAACGTTTCGAAGACAAAGCATCATTCCCAGGTTCATTCGAAAACCGTATCGTAATCTTGGATATGAAAAACATCAAACGTACACAACTTTGGGGTGAGCGTTCTGGAGACACGTTGAAATTAGAAGACGGAGTTCCAAAACGTTACGGAGATGTATGGGTAGACTGTAACATGGGGGTTAAATTCCACAACCCACTTGCATGTGCATGGTTAGACCTTACATTGTAATATTTAAAAATTCAGGGGGGGACAAAATCTCCCCCTTTATTTAATCATTTAAAATAAATTAGTCATGGCGATTAAAAAAGCAAATCAAGACGTTACTCCTAAAGCTGAAGAATCAGTATTTGAAGAAGTGAGCGCACCAGTAGAGGTAAAGAAAGAAGAGAAAGAATACGTAGAGCCTAAAGCAGAGCCTGCTATTCCATTATCCACAGTTCAGCAATGGATGCAAGAACTAGAGGCTAAATTCACTAATCAATTAAACAAACTAAAAACATCATCAGCTAGAGAATCATTAAATGAGGAATCTAATTATGTTGCTGAATTAGAAGAAGATTGGTTAGATCAGCCTGTAGTATTCTTTGCATTCTCGTTAAACTTCTCTATTCATGGAGACAAAAGACGTGGACTAGAGTCATTACCTCCACACGGAGCTATTAAATTCAAACCATTAGTAAGAACACGTAGAAAAAAAGGACGTGACGTACAAGTTGTATCTGTATCTTCTGTTAAAGTTCAATCTCAATCAGAGTTGGATTACTTAAGAAATCACAGCCAATACGGTATTGCATTCTACGAAAACATGGAATCAGCAATGAATGTTGACTCTACATGGGCTCAGAAAATGGTTGAAGCACAACAATCTATCTCTAAATTGTCTGACATGCAGATTATTGCACGTGCTAAACAAGAAGGAGTTACAATTAACCAAAGCCCAGAGGCTATGCGTAGACAATTAGTTGAGCTTACTGCAAAACGATCTATCAATCAACAAGATAGAATGCTTTACGGTAACTTGAGAAATTCAACTATGGATCAACAAGGACGTATAGTTACTGAAAAAACAATTAATAACTAGACATGATCTCAGCACAGGAATTACGTAATCAGTTAGCATTCGCATTGGATGCAGAGAATTCAGATCACTATTTGGATTCATTAGACTATATACCAGCAATTAATGCTTCGGTAAAATGGTTAACTAATATCGTAAATGCTGCGTATGGTCAAGATAAGTTAGGAGAAGAGTTTTTTAGAGACTTAGCATACTCTGGAGTGTTCCAAACAACGAACACTTCCAGGGTTTCTCTAAATGTATTCCCTAGTGAGGTATGGACTATCTTAGGGGTATTCGCCAAACCTACTACAAGTACTATTGCAGGATATCCTCCTGTACCAACTCCTGATGTAACTAAGAGTTATTTCTTGAGTGACAAATTGCATTTATCATCTACTGATTCATGTAAAAGATTGACTGTTGAGGAATGGTCAACTAACGCATCTAATCCATTTGAGGCAGGATATGATGGAAATCAAATCTGTGATGCTTTAAAATTATATGCTTATTTAGCCCCTACAAATTACCAAGGCGTAAATATAGGAGACAAAGCAGCAGAAATTGAGATTAGACCACAAATTAAAAATGATAAGGTAACAATATTTTGGGCAAAGAAACCATCTGTTATTACCTCATTGGCTCAAAACATTGAATTTCCAAATAGTGTATTCCAATTACTATTTGATAAAGCATTAAGTTATATCTCTTACAAACAAGGAGATCAGACTAACTTATACGGTGTAACAGCACAAGATATTCAGCAACTTTTAACTATATTGTAAGATGACATACAGATACGTAATATATGATCTAGATAAGAGCTTTAATGCTGCTTTTGATGATGCTGACTTCACTTTAAATCAATTAATGTATTGGGTGATGGTAGTCGCTAATAGAATGCGTCTACAGCAAACTATTGCTACCAATACTGATTTGTTTACATCTACATTTAACGATGTACCTGTATTGACAGATACCAAAGGAAGAAAATACATAGACTTACCTGGGCAGATTATGGATTTGCCAAATAACTCAGGTGTAGTTTATATCACATATAACGAAGAAACATGCAAATGTGAAGGTCCTGCTTTCGCACAAGTGTGGTTTCAGGGAGTAAATCTTGGTAGTGTTCAACACTTATACTTAGATGAGTATACAAAGCCAAGTGCACATAACCCTTATTTCTATAGAATTGGAGATCACATTGATGGAGTTAAGGTAAATAGAATTTATTTACTTGGTCTTGAGTGTGTTCCTGTTGCAGATGTAGAGATTGCTATTAAGGCAACTTTAGATCCAAGACAAATATGTAGTCTTGATGATGAGATTCCATTACCAGACGAAATGATTCAGGACCTAATGATGCAAGTACTACAATTAGGTAGATTTGTAATGTTAATGCCAAAAGAAAATATTAATGATGGTGAAGATGGCGGTGAATTGAATACTCAGATGTATGCAAATAGAGCAGTTAATCTTCCTGACACAACTCAACAACAAGCAGAATAATGACAGCTAACGATTTTGTATCCATAGAGCATTTATTAGCAGAGATTACTGCTACTGTAAATGACACTGATTATAAGAAGGGATTTCCAAAAGGATGGTATATCTCACGTATTCAAGATGCAATTCAAGAATTGTCATTTGATACATTTTGGTTGAAGATTCAGCATGACTATGAAATGCCTGATAACTTCCAAATCGAGATGCCTAAGAACGTATTTAATATCCGTGAGATATATATGTACAATGGTACACTTTGTAACCCTACAAAGAGCCAAGTAGTATACTGGAAACGTTTATTTAACAATACAGCTAATGGAAATGGATATACTGCCAAAGTAAAAGACGATGGAAGTAATGGTTCTGATATCTATCAGCCTAACCAACGTGTTTATACGCATAATCAAGCAGGATTTTATGGTCCTAAATTCTACTACAATGTATTGAATGGATTAATCATGTTCAGTAAAGAATGTGGTGGTTTCCCTTATGTACGTATTGTATTCAACGGAATGGGTGTAGAGAATGGTGATATGCCAACTATCCCACGTTTCTTTGAGCGTGCAGTAGTTGATTATGTGGAGGAGAAATTCTACAACGCTATGAAGTCAAGAGATGTACGTATGTATCGTCCATTATGGCAAGATTCATTCAGTAAGTTAAATGACTTGACATCAGGTAGCTGGAATAAAGCAAGAAAACGTATTAAGTCTATGGATTCAAAAGAGAAAGAATCTATGGAAGAATACATCAGTTCAATGTATCATAAATAATGAGTGTAGCTAAGAAAAGTAATCCTGGGCTTTGGAGTAGAATAGTATCTTCTGTTAAAGCTAGTTCTAAGGGTGGAAACCCTGGGCAATGGTCTGCTAGAAAGGCACAGCTTGCAGTGCAAAAGTACAAAGCAGCAGGTGGTGGTTATTCAGGATCTAAGTCTTCTTCAAATAGTTTGTCTAAATGGACTAAGCAAAAGTGGAGAACTAAAAGCGGAAAGCCAAGTGGAAAGACTGGAGAAAGATACTTACCTGAAAAAGCAATTAAATCATTAACCTCATCTGAGTACGCTTCTACAACGAGAGCTAAAAGAGTAGGTAAAGCTATGGGTAAACAATTTGTAGCACAACCAAAAAGTATTAAAGAAAAAACCGCTAAATTTAGAGACTAATGCCTAAACAACTTAAAAAAGAGTTGATGAAATGCAACTCAGCGAAGAGCACTCCTAGCCATCCTACTAAGTCACACGTTGTAAAGGCTTGTGCTAATGGAGTAGAGAAAATTATTCGTTTTGGACAACAAGGAGTAAAAGGATCTCCTAAGAAAGAGGGTGAATCCGCTGCTTACGCAAGTAGAAGAAATAGATTCAAATCTCGTCACGCTAAGAATATAGCTAAAGGAAAGATGAGTGCTGCTTATTGGGCCGATAAAGTAAAATGGTAAATAACATATTCCACATGGCACATATGCAAGGATTAGGTGATGTAGTTGAGAAAGTAGCTAGAATCACACAAATGGATAAAGTTGCTAAATTTGTAGCTAAAGCATCTGGAGATAAATCAGGCGGCTGTAGTAGCTGCAACAAACGAAAAGATACTTTAAATAAGAGATTCCCATTTAAAAAATAAATATGCGTCAACAGCATCATCCTCAAGATATTAAGACTTATGAGAAGGGTATAAACTCTGACTCAAATAAAGAGATACTAGGTGCATCGCCAAATGGAGAACACCTTGATGCGTTAAATATGCGTAGTATTTCCATGGATGGAGATAACTTTGCTAAGAAGAAAATTAAAGGAGAAGAGATTCTTTTTGCTTTAATAGATAATAGATGTAATCCAATTGGTACATTGACATTTACAGGCTATGAGTGCATGATGGCTCAAGAAGTAAATGGACATATTGTAGAGATATGGGCATCATCAGTGGTAGGCGAGGAGCCAATAATTAGAGTAGACGGTCAAATTGTCGCATATTCCAGTGACCTACCATTTGATTTAGACCACCCTTTACAATACGATAAGAACGAAAGCTGTATTGGTGGAGAGATTTACGTTACAAACAATAATACTCCTCCATTAGTATTCTCCATTAAAGACTTGATGGATAATTCAGGAATGAATCCTGATACAGACTGTACAGAAACATACTTCACTGAGTTCAATGTAGAAGATTACACTGTACAAGTTTCAGCTACACTGTACAAACCTGCATTTATTAAACAAGTTTCAGGTACATCAGGATATGATGTAGTTGTTGGAACATCAGGACTATGTGTAGGTAGTTATTCTTATTCATATAGATTTGTTGATGACCAAGGTGAAGCTACTCCTTTTTCACATATTACAGAATTAATTCCTGTAGTTAGAAACAGCAGCCCTAGTAATGAACCACAATACCCTCATTCAAGAACATTTTCTAGTGCGCCCGATGTTACATCGTCAACGCCATACGGAAATCATATTAGAATTAGATATCAAAACGATAGTCAATTCTCATTTATTGAACTAAGAAGAGATTCTTGGTACGCAGGTGATCCTGTTGGAGTTCCTCCTGTATCTGAAATCATTGCTAGTATTCCTGTAGTTGATGGAATGGAAGTAATTGATGTGCTAGATAGAGCAGAAGCTTCATTTGAGGGATCAACAATATTGACTCTTGACGAGCAAACAGATACCGGATCTTCAATTAGAAGAGCTAAGGCTATCAGATATTACAATGAGAGATTGTATTTAATGAATGTTGGATACGACTCTAAAGATATTCAAGGGGAAATTGGATTTGTAGATTCTTCTGTAAATGGTAGATTTGCTACTATTGAGAACATGGGTAAACCTGGACATAAGCACGTTTATAATGCAGCGATGCATAAAAGCAATATGCGAGGTGAAAAGACAGGCTTTGGCGTCGTACTATTCGACAAGAATAATAATCCATCATACGCCACAGAAATACCTAATGCGACAAATTTTGAATTCCCGAACAGAAGAACTATCATTTCAGATTTAACAGAAACTAATTATACGTCATATAAAGGCGTAGTTAGAGCTGCTAATACAGATGGAGTAGTTACAAAAACTCACGAAGTATTTGATCATTATGATGCAGTAGAGAAGACAGGTCAAGATGATGATAGATCAGTTGATCCTTACTTATACAATTATAAAGATGATGAGACGTATGAGGCGTTATCTCCTACATCTCAATTTGATACAAGAAACAAATTAAATAAAGCAGTAAACTCTAGGGTAGCTGCTAATTCTGGTATAGCTCCTACTTGGCAAGATTATACTCCTGATGGATTTGGTTTAAATTATTACTCTCAAGGATTTGGTTTTAAAGGAATTAACTCTTGGCCATCTTGGGCTGATGGATTTTCTGTAGTTCAGACTGATCCTGCTCAACAAGTTATTGCTCAAGGACTTGGATTCTATTCGTTAAAACCTGCTGAAGGTGTATTTGGTGATGATACTCAGAAAGATGTAGATACTTTTTGGGCATACTTCCCTGATTTAGAATTGCTATATCCTGATATTGCAAATGATATTATTAATAATCCTACTGCATATAAATTACAATTAGTATCTCCGTTAGGTTATTTTACTGAGGTTTATAGTAGTAGAAATGATGGATTATCTCAGAGAAGGAAATCTGCTGATATGATTACGTATGCTCGAATCCTAAGAGATAGAGATTTGACTCCTATTAATCCTGTTATTGCAAATCAATCAGGTATTAATGATGCTACTTTCCCATTATTAAATTATAGATACGTAGCTTACGGAAGATATACAAATTATACTACGGGTAGCTCCCCTGCATATCCAAGTAATGGAAGTGGAAATAAACAATTTCCTATATTGGAATTTGATGAAGTAACTACTAATTCTACTAGACAAAGTTATTTCAAAGTAAGAGTTAATGATGCTGGACTTGGGGCTATTTATAATAGGTCAGGAATGAATACTCCTCCAAATACAAGTAAGAACGCAGATGTAGAAGGCGTTATGGAGTGGAGAGAGCCAATGTATGTATTGAATATCATCAAGAATACTGACATTAATCCTGGGCTTACTACTCAATATAAATATGGAGCTAACTTCATTAAATTCAAGTCATTAGTTCTTGAATCAAATGGATCTAATACTCAGAGTGCTGTATTAGTTTCTGAAAGATGGGAAGATTGTATACCTCAAATTACAGGGCAAACATCTCCTGCTTATACAAGTATTAAAAGATTTGTTTACGTAGAGGATGCTAATGGTATATCTCGTAGATGGATGAATGTTCAATTTTTTAGTGGTGGTGATTTAACAACTGTATTAACAGGATTAGCAGCAGGTGTTCCCTATAGCAATGCTACATTAACCAATGGATTTCCTATTTATGGTGTATATACAAGTACAGAAACACCAGGTGATAGTGATGGAGTTTGTAGAGTATTCACTCTAAACTTCAATAACATAGTAGGTTATACAGCATTTTCAGTAGTACCAGCAGGATCTAAAGTATACGTTCAGTATGACAATCGTATTCCTGTTCGTGTATTCGGGGGAGATACTTACATTAATGAATCTATTTGGGCTCCTATTGATAACAATTACAATAATCTTGGAGAGCCTTCAGGAACAGATGGAGGATGGTTATTCCCAGACAATGAGTTTAAGATGAATGCTCCATTCCCATTAAAGACATATGAGTACGCAGATACGTATCCAATGTGGGAGAATACGGATACATGGCAATATAATTTCAATGAGCAGTTTGAATTCTGTGATAGCATTGGTACGCATTCATCATTTATCCGTCAGTTAGTTACTGTATGGACAGCTGAGACAAGAATCAATTTGTCATTTGCTTGGAATGTTGAGCAACCTGATAAGGCTGTAAGCGATCAATATTACCCATTGATTAATTATATACCAAGACCTGATAAGTGGAATACAAGTGATCCTGGTGACAGGACTCAATTTGAATCAGATAATCATTTAAAACCTGAATACTTTGATGACTATGGATACGAATGGAATCTATGGGACAAGGGAGGATTTAGATTTACAATGAATGAGTTACAGACTAATCTTGATTACTCTAAGACTCAGACAACTAATACATTTACTACTATTCCAAGTGTAGGATTTGAAGAGCAGACAGACTTCTGTACACGTATCGTATGGTCATTGAAAAGACCTATGAATGTTCAGAACACACCATCTGTAAAAACATTCCCTTCAAATAACTACTTTGATATCTCCGATGATACAGGTGAGATTAAGTTTGGATGGAGTGCATTATCGAATGACAAAGGAAATAACCTTTATGCATTTACAGATAGCGGAATTTGTTTGTTACTTGTTGATAAGCGTGTTATCCATGAGATTAACGCTAATGAGTTAGCAACTGTTGGATCAGATATAGGTGGCATATTGAATCAACTTTGGATAGATAAGACTATTGGGATGTCGGATGAGACATGGAGAAGTTGGGCTGAGTATTCAAATGCAATCTTCTTTGCTAATGGTATCTCTGCTTATACATTCTCTGACAACCAATTGAATGAAATTGCAAGAACAGGATTCTTTGAATTACTTAATCGTAAATACAATCAGTTGATTGGTGAAGGTTATGAGTCTAAAGTATCGGGTGGATTCAATGTATTGACAAAAGAATACATTATGAATGTAGCTACAAAAGGAGATGATCCTGAGTTTAGCACATTAATCTACGGTGTACAACAGACAGCATTACAATGTCAAAGTTCATACAACTACGATAAGTATTTGTACTATAAGAACTTCTTATTTGGAATGAAAGGTTCCGGCACATATCAATTAGGTGTTGGAAATCAGATTGATGGTGTTGATATGGAGTGTTACTTGACAGGTGTATCTGATAAAGATATTATTGCTGATAAAGAGTTCATTAGAATCAGAGTTAACTCAAATAGCAAGCCTGAGAAGATATACTTCTATAAATCATTTGCTGATTATAAGTCGGATACATTTGATTCAGTAGTTGACGCAAATGCCGTGCCTTTGAGTATTAAAAACTACTTCGGTTATGAATGTTATATACCTCGTTCATTAACTGCGCCTTACGAAAGAAATCAAGGTCGTGTAGTCATCTTTAAGATTGTAAACACATTAGATGAGGAATTTCTAGTTACATCTACTGCTGTACAATACAAAGCATTAAAATAATTGTTAAATTTGAAAAAATAAATATTATGCCAGGATTAGGAATGTTAATGAGTATGGCTCCGCAGATAATGGATAAGGCAGGTGAAATGTCAGGACAAGGAGCTAAACTAGCAATGGCAGGAGGCCAGATGATTGCAGGAGCCATCAATAGAAAGAAAGCAGATGCTGCAATTCCAATGTCTGAGAATCCAATGGAGCGTCAGATGCTCAATACAATTAGACGTAGAAGACAAGCTTTACAAACAGGTACTGCTGATTCAGCTAATACAGCTGCTATGCGTCAAATGGCGAAAGGTTATCAAACTGGAGCTATGAGAGCAGGTGGTCCTGTTAACTTCGGTCAATACAATCAATTAATGCAGAATGCTGCAGGTAACTTAGCTGCCGCAAATGGTCAGCAATTGAATCAAGTATTAGGCATGGAGCAAAAGCAAGTAGGTGATATGGCTAACTTATCTAATGACTTAGCATTACTTAGATCAAGTAGATTATCTGCTCAGGCTGAGAATCAAATGAAAGCAGGAACTCAGAATTTATTAGCTACTGTTGGTGGAGGTCAAGGACTTGGCACTCCTGCTCAAAAGAAAAAAGGAATGGGCTTAGGAGTTCTTAAAAATGATCCAACATCAGCAACTGCAACTACAGCAACAACACCTGCATTTGCTCAACAAGGGGCATCACTAATGAGTATAATGGGATTAGGAAAATAATTATGGCTAAGACTAGAAGAAAAAAAATTGCTGAGGTAGTAGCTGATCCTATAAAGAAAAAAGAAGCACCTGTAGATACTAGATCTGATGAACAGAAAGTATTCGACATGGGCCTTAGAATTCCTAGAACTGTAAGTGATGAGGAGTATGATAATTCGCCTGGAGAAGTTTTTGAGGAATATGACGGAGCAAATAATTCATATAGCGATTATAGAATTGTACCGCAATGGAAGCAAGAAGATCAAGCAAATAAAACAAAATCAGGAGAAAAAAAACAAGTAGCTCCATGGACTCAATATACTGCTACTAATGGAGCAATTAAAGGTAATGAATTTTGGAATGAAAGTTCTGGAATTTATCGAAATGCAATGGCCGCAAGAAAAGGAGTAGGAAGTATTCCCAGTCATGATCAGCCCTCACTAAATAATCCAACTGGAAAGGGATATAGGGATTGGGATAAAAATAATACTAGTGAAGGCAGTAAAGTAGCTGAAGTCATGAACAAGCCTAAAGAAGAATATTCAAGACCTGCAAGAAAAGGAGATGAGAATATATTTCCAGCTAATGAAAGCAAACCTAATGAAGATATGGGTAAACAACAAAATAAAGTAGCAGGTGATGGATCTAAAGCTGCTGAAGTAGTATCAAAAACTGATAAACCATTTGATGAAGCCGAGTTTAATCAACGTGTATTAGACAGAAAGCAGAAAGAAATGGAAGAGAATGTTACAACCATTGATGCAGGTACAGGACAAGTAACTAAAACAGGTTCAGCTGAATATGTCGCTCCTGCTCCAGGAGTAGCATTAAACAATGCTATTCAGTCAAATACAGCAGCTCAAGAAACACAAAATGCTGTACTTAAAGCAGGTATTGATAACGCTGAAACAGCAGGACAAGTATTTGAAGCACCGAAAGTAGCAGAAGAAGCTAAGAAAGAAGCTGAGAAATTACAAACTCAACTTGATGTAAATACTGTTAATACGGTAAAAGCACTTGAAGAAGAGGAGCCACCATTATTAGGGGGAAATGCTGTTACTATAGATGCAGGTACAGGACAAGTTATAAAAACTGGTAATGGCCAGTATATAGAGTCTGCTTTACAACCTAACAATCAACAATCAACTGAGGCTATTTCAACGCAATTAGCTAATCAAGCAACTAGTGAGCCTCAATTAAATCAAGGCTCTATTCCTGTTGCCCCTGTTACAGCTGGTGTAATGGGAGGTATTAACGCAAATCAAACTAGACCTGCATATTCTTCCGTGGCAACTAAAGATCAGGTAGAGAAAGATATTGCAAAGCAGTATCAAGACCTTGACTCTTCTATTCCAGAAGCTGTAGTTGATAGACTAGGTGTACAAGATTATTACCCTGAGATTGGTAGAGATATAGCTGTAGGGACATTTACAGGAAGTAGAATTGGTAGTCAAACTGTTTATTCAGGAGCAGGCGGATTATTACCTCAAGGACTTTATGATGCTAGAAAAAGAGCATTAAAAGATGCAGCTAAAGTAAAGAACGCTGCATTAGATAAATATTATTCAGGTATAGATATTGCCTCTCAGTTTAAGCCTAAGTTTAATGAGACTGTCAATGATGCGATGGATAACCTACTATATAAGAAACATGGCGGAAATGTAAATGCATTTTTAGCAGATCCTGAATCAAGAAGAGAATTTTCAAGGTTAGAGGCTGTAGCTAAGAATGTTAATGGATATGATGCATATGCTAGTAGTGTATTGGAAGACGCTGCTGATGATACTAAGTTCATTGATCCAGAACAAGTTAAAAATGCTTTAGACATTAAGAGGGCTCTTGTTGATGATATCGATGGAGTACTTACGGGTAAAAAAGATTTAGCCCCGCTTTTTGCTAAGGCACAGGTATATCAAAATATAATACCTCAAGTAGATAAAGTACTTAAAGAAGTATTGGATCCTAATAGAGTGGGTAGATTACCTATTAATATGCGCACTGGAGGAGTTTATAATGAGCCTAAGTTTGTTGAAGAGAGAAATCAATTCATGCAGAAACTTAGTGGAGGCACATTAGAACAGGATGAGTATATTAGTGGATTCAAGAAATTCTTTACTGGAAATTACGAGCAGATTATTGATGGTTTAGTAGGATCAACAAAATATAGCGCACAACAAAAAGATGCTGCTATGAATTATGTTGCTGGTCAATTACAAAAGCAAGTTGAATTAGAAAATAAATTTGTAGCAACAGGAAATCTTGGTGCTATGAGGTTGGATTTAGATAGAGATAAATTTGAATATCAAAAACAATCTGATAAAGAATCTTATTTTGGAACTATTAATGCTAATCTTAACGATGCTGTAAATAAGCAAACAGGAAAAACATTTAATCAAGAAATTGCTGATTTAAAAAGTAAAGGATTAACAGGTGAAGCTCTTAATAAGGCCATTGGAAATGTTTGGCAACAATATTCTTATGGATCAGTTCAGAAAAATAAAAATGGAACTTGGTATTCAAGCATACCTGCTACAGGAGTATTAGCTAAAGACATAACTGCTAAACCTATTTACGTTGGCAATAAAGCACAAAGAACTATTGATGTAGCTATAAAATATAAAAAAGATGGCAAATATTATGAAGAAGTTAAATCCTTAACTCCTGTTCAGCTTGCAAAATACAAAGACAAAAAAGGCGTAACGGTATCCACGGTAGATGAAGGGAATAAAAGATCTCCAATGACTCGCGCGCAATTAGAGAATTATGGTAAAGCTTCATCTAGTATATTTACTAAAGTTGTATCTCACGAACTAGCTAAAGGTTATTATGATTCAAATAATAAATTTCAGTTCTTGAATGAAAATAATGTTGATGAGTACAACAAAAGTAATCGCAAACATACAATGGCTAGAGATATTGAGCAACCATACTCAAGAACTCCAAACACTAAAGCTATTGGCGTTCAAGCTGATTATGTTGAGGAGTTGCTTCCGGGTAAAATTAAGGGAGAGTGGATTATTATCGATGACTCAGCTGGTCAACAATACAAAGATCAGCAATCTGGATACAAAGTAAACCAAGCAGCAGAAGCGCAAGGAAATCCAGATACATCATTTGGTTCAGGCGAGTCAGGTGGCTTTAATATGTCAACCCCACAATGATAATGCGCTTAGTTTCATTATATTTGTAATTAAATAATTATTTATGGCTAGAGATTTTATGTCTACACAAACTGGTGGCGAGGGTGAAACTATTCAGGCTGCACCAAATACTCCTGTAGATGCACAACAATTTAATGTAGACATACCTGTTCAAACACAAGAGCAGCCTCAAGCACAGACGCAGCAACCTCTTGTTAATCAGCAACCTGTAGAGCCTCAAGCTCCACAAGAACAGTCTCAAGCTCCACAAGTAAATCCATATGAAGAATTAGGATTGCAAGATGCAGGGGTTGAATTACCTGAATACGCTACTACTCAAGAGATTGATATTAAAAAACCTAATACCGAAGTAGTTGCTGAGACAGCAGAGGCTCCTGTTATGGATGCTGATTTCCATAGTGAAACTTCAGATGGTGAAATTATCGTAAATCCATCTGTTCCAAATCCAATGGATCAACCTGCTCCAGATGCAAATGATAAATTTGAATATGAAGAGGATAATGCAGGAACTACCGCTGATGGAGAGACAATTATCAATCCAACTGTAATAGACGCAAAAGCAGAAGAGCAAGCAATAGAGCAAGAATACAAGGACACTCCAATTAAACTTAAGCATAGTAAAATATTGTTTAATAAGCCCAAGGGAGATGATGGCGAGGGAGATGGAGATAAGCCTAAGAAACCAAAGAAAGATGGTATCTATAAATTATCATGGCAGCCAGAAGCGGTATTCAAGAAGGACGGAGATGCATGGTATAAATCTCTTGATGAAGGAAAGACTTATTTCAAGATAGATAAGGGCGATGTAAAGAAAAGATATGCTGTATTAGAGAGTCAAGCTGAATTAGCCCCATCAAAAACATTATCTACAGTAGAATCTGTAGTTAAACCTACAATTGGTAACGTAAAAGCACAGGTTGCAAATTCAGACGTTACTATGGGCGGAAACAAAACTGTTTCTAAAAATATAACATATAGAGACTTAACAAAGCCGAACGTAGGCACTAGTGCTGATCGATATAATAAAGATGGAACTGTAAACTTTAATTACAATCCCGATGTGGCAGAGGCAAGTCCTGCGGCTCAAGTATTGATTAAGAAATCCGAAGAAGGAAGGAATGATGGATATTACACATTCCCAGATCGAGATGATGCGATATTCAAGAAAGAAAAAGGAGAGTGGTACGTAGATATCACAAAGACAGGTAAGGAATTTAAACCATTAACAGGAGATAATATACCTGCTAGAGAAAAAGTACTTGAAGCTAGGGCTATTCCTAGAATTGACTCATTAGTAAATCTCACTACTACTCCATCTCTGAAGTCTGTAGTAAAGGGCCTTGAAACAGGTAAGCCTGCATTAGTTATTGAGAATCAGAATGCAGTTCAAGCTCTAAATGCAAATGCAAAGTGGGATAAGATAGCTGAGGTTGATCAAAAAGCAACATACTTAAAATCATCTTTTGATGATGCTGTAAATTTTATTGATACTCCAATATACGCTCAAGTAAAAGATAAATTGACAAATGATCAAAAAGACAATCTTGTTAATTTACAGAAAGATATAAAAGAAATTATTGGTGACGGAGAATATACTGACATCAAAGCAAAGAAGGTAGCTGAGCTATTGAAAAGTGGAGAACAATTCTTCAATGATTCAATGAAAGTTAACGAAGTAGTTAACGAAGCGTATTCTGCAGGAGTTAGTATTGACAGATTGAATTTTGAAAAGAAACAAAAATCATTTGAGCAAGACTATGACCTTAAAGCATCTACTGAATCTGACAGAATTGGAGCAGAAATGTTTAAGTCATTATCCAATATGACTAATTTCATTTTAGAGAATGCTGATGCCGGAAAGATTAATATTGACAAAAATACTGGAGCCTATTCATTTACAGACAGAGTTTCGTTAAGAGAGCGTCAATATATTGAATCTAAATTAAATGGGTACCTAGAGGAATACGAAAAGGTTCAATCACAAAGATACGCAGAGGTAAGAGAGGAGATTGAAGGCAATAAGGGTCAGAAGAAAGTAACTGAATCAAATATTGCTAGATTAAAAAGTCAATTAAATTCAGCCGAAGTAAGATCAAACCCTGAGCTATACAAGAAGACTCAGCAGATGCTAGAGACTGAGAAGAATAAATTATCCTATCTTGACAAGTTAATAGAGGATAAGCAATTAAGCAGCAATACCGTATTCTTGACTGAGCCGAAGAAAGTAGCTCAATCTGTAGCAGGAACCATTACAGAATCGGCTAAATCATCATTTAACTCAGTGCCAAAAGGATTAGGTCCAAAGCAAAAGTTTGATTTATTCTATCAGAATCTTCAAGAAAAAAATAAGCAACTTGCTATTGATAACGATATTAATTATAGCGGATTGGATCTTATAGCAATGAGAACCAAGGATATATTAGATTGGAAAGGATTTTATTCATTGAATAGTGCAGAGAGAGAATACCTTAAGAATAAGGCTACTCTTAATTCATTAAAGTCCCTATATTATAATAATGATAATGGGTTTACATCTGATTCAGCAGGATTCTGGGAGTCATTCGTAAATGGATTCTCCAATATGCTTATGCCGACTATGTCTGCTGCAGATGGATATCAATTAGAAACTGAAAAAGCCCAAAAAACATTAGAAGTAATAAAAGAACAAGGATTTAATACAAGTGATTTTGCTACTCCTGAAACACTTAAGAAAATACAAGATAGACAAACTGTAGATTTCTGGAGTAAAGAATCTTTTGGTAAGATGACGGGTACATCAGTTGCGTTCATGGGTATATTGATGGCGACATCTGAATTGCCAGGCGCAGCTTTAAAAAGTTTAGCCACAGCAGAGAAATTAATTACAGGGGCTAAAGATATTGCCCAAGTAACAAAACTAGCTAACGGTATTCAGAATACATACAACGAAGTATTAGGCCTTACTAAGTTCGGTAGATTCTTGAAGCCTGCAATCAATGAGGGTATTAATTTTGAGATTGGAGGAACTGTTGTTCAGTCAGCCAAAGATGAATTAGACTGGGCTAATGGATTAGTAGGAGGGGTATTTGGAGAGGCATTTGCTGCCGCATTGGGTAAAATGGAAAAAACCCAAGTCATTAATTACATGCAAGCGATATTTGGAGATAAAACAAGTATGGCTGTAAATGCACTTAAGAAAACAGGTAGACTTGCATCTCGTGGTATTGGTGAAACTGCTCAGGAGACAGGTGAAGAACTTGGTAGTATCTATAGTCAATCAAATAACTTTAGAGAGCTAATGGATAATGCCAATAAATCATTTGGTACATTTGACAAGGTTCAAGAATTCGTAATAGCATCATTCATCCTAGGTACTGCATTTGGTGTTGTCCAAGGTAACAAAGCTAAAGATGTGTACGAGAATCTTCCTGAAGGCAAAAGAAGACAAGTTGATGATTTATTATCCTCTCTTCAGTCAGACATTCATACAGCACAAAATGCTACAGAAGAATATGCTGATGATAAGTTAGAGGAGCAAGAAAATAAAAAGAAAGCAGAAGGAAATGATAAAGAAAACAAGCAAGGGGTACCAAGTGAAGTCGGAGAAGGGCAAAAACCTCAGCAAACCGAATCTATCACTGAAACAAGCCAAGAAGAGGTTAGCCCTAGTGGAGTGGTTCAAGAAGAACAAACAGTAACTACAGAAGTTCCCAATGCGGGAGCAACTACAGAACAAACAGTAGTAACTGAAAAACCTAAAACGGCTGAACAAATAGCATCTGAAATAGAAAGTGCTACTCTTGATAATCCTGGGGTAATGGATAGAATTAAAGCTACTCTAGGAGAGAGCTTGTCATCTGATAAAGGACTCAAAAAAGGTAAAACATCTAAGATTGCAAAAGGATCTGAGCAAGAACTAGAATCTAGTACTATTGCAGATTTATATCTTCAAGCAAAAGAAGATGGTACTAATCCAGGATTGGTTAATGAGATTGAGAAAATCATCATGCCTAAAACTGAATTAAGTGCTACAGTAGAAGAAATGCAAGGTCAAACCGACATTAGTGCATTTGATGAACTGAATGACATAGATAATATTAGTAATCCATCACGAAGAAAAGAAGCAATTGCTGCATTCGATGAGAAACATGGTGGTCAGTATAAGCGAATGTCAAAAATACATAGTAACTTTGCTAGTATAGCTAGGAACTTAATAAAGAGCGAATTATTACTTAAAGATTGTTAAAATGAAAAAATTACTAACAGACAAAGAAGTTGCAATGATTAATGCTTTGGGTCACGAAGAACTAAAAGCGAGTCATACATATCTTCATCTATCAAATACTATGAAGACTATTGGTTTTTCCGGAGCTGAAAAATTCTTTATGGATGAATCAAATAGCGAGAGAGAGCATTTCAATGGATTAGAGGCATTCATGAATGATATGAATGAACAAATAGAGGTTACTGCATTAGATGCTGTTACAATTGAGGTAGATGACCTTATGGAAGCGTTTGAAACTGCTATTGATATGGAAATGGATCTTCTTTCTAAATACGAGGACGCTTGGGACAAATGTAGCCCTAAATTAAAGCCACTCATCCATCATTATATTGAGCTTCAAGTAGAGAGCGTTGGAGAGTACGGAGACTTAATCGCGCGTTTAAGCAGAACAAAAGAACCTATTTTAATTGACCAAGAGTTAGGAAAATAATATGGCGAAGCCTTGTAGATATCAGATAAAAGGTCAAGACACTTGGATGTCTGAGGCTGAATTTAAGAAAGCATTAAATGATGGTCTTCTTGATACTTTTTTATTAGAGAATCAAGTATCTATTCCGTCATTAAAAGGATTTAAGCCTGACTCAGGTAAAATTGAATCCTATAAATTAGGAAGAGGTAAAGGCGGCAAGATGACCGAAGATGCAACTCTTAAACCATCAATCACAGAAAAATCCAAATCATTTGCTGAAAAAATTAGATCTGGTAAAATAGATACAAAAGGATTGGCGATGTCATCTATTCCGGGATTGAATGAAGCTTGGAACACTGCATTGGAAGTTGCCGCTGTAACTGTTGAGACCGCAGGAGAAGCTGCTGATGCTATTGGAAAAGGTATTGCTGACGCTGAGAAATCATTTAAAGAGTCAGAATTCTATAAAAGCCTAAAAACAAGAGAGGAAAGACTTAGATACTTTAATGATTTAAGAAACAATATTGAGCAGGCTCTTACCGAGAAGAAAATGACAGGTAAGGAAAAGGCTGCCGCTAAAGAATTTGGACAAACAGTGAACGAAGTGACAGGAGTTAAACCTGTTCCTAAAATGATTACTGCTAAAGAAAGCGATTTGCTTAAGGCTAGAATAAAAGCTCAGGCTGCATCATCAAGAGATACAGCTAAGAACCTTAATGACATGAAAGAAGAGGTTCGTAAGTTCGCTAAAGAAAATCTCCCTAAAGACGTATACACGGCTAGAGAGGTTGGAGCTGTGTTATCTGCTATTACTAAAGCTAAGACTGAAAAATCTGTCAATGATGCTATCGATAAGATTCAAGCATTATCAGAAAGAAAAGTAGAAGCAGCAAGAGTAGCTAAAGCAAAAGATATTGCTAAAACAATTAAGAGTAAGAAAACACTTTATTCTAGAATCAACGATAAATGGAAAGGAAAAGTTTCTGTTGAGGCTCAACAAGAATTTAAGGACTTCATTGAATCATTAAATGATATAGAATCCATGTCAATGGATGAATTACAAGCTGTTGAGGACACTATTAACGGTATATTGAATGAAGGTAAGGCAGACTTAAAAAGAGTTAAGGAAATCCAAGATTCAAGAAAAAGAACTGAGAATGCAAAAATGCTTGAAGAATTAGCAGGTAAACCAAGAATACTTACTGATGTAGCCGCTATTAATGAATTCTTTGATTCTGTAGGTGGACATGTAATTGTTGATGGTCAGCTGTATAACAAGAGTGATTTTGCTAAAAGCGCATACAACAATAAAGCTAATCCAGCTATATTGAATGAGCCTGCTAAAGGATACGACAAAATACCTGCTGATCAAGCTAGAGTAATATCTGAAGAAAATACGTCAGCTGTTAAGAAAGCAGGAAGATGGATTAAAAAAGCATCTTTATTAGAAAGTATATATGGTCAATTCCAGAAGATATATAAAGGATCACCTGAGCTTAAGAAGTTTATTGATGAGAATATTAGTCAGCCAATAAAAGATTATTTTGTAGATTCTAAAATTGCAAAAGGAAAAATATTTAAGGAATTTAGAGATGGTAGAGCTAAGATATTTGGTAGCCAAAGAAATGCCGCTAAAAGATTGGATGCACACGCAGATGTTAATCCAATAAAAGCAATGAGCGATGCTGGATTAAAAGTTAAAAACACTGTACTTGTATCTTTATATAACTTAGGCAAATTAACGGATGGAAGAGAAAGATTAATAGAATCAAAAGTTGATGTTGATATGCTTAATGAATACATTGAGAATAATCCTGACTTAAAAGAATATTCTGATTTCTTAATTGATCAATACGCTTCATTGAGAGAAAGATACGAGCCTACGTATATTTCAATTATGAATACCACATTCCCTGAAGGTATATACTACCCTGCTTATGCAGCATCAGGACCTATTCAAGATACATTTAGTGAAACAGATGTATTTGATGGAAGTACAAATGAGTTTAAGGCATTAAATGCTATGGTTGATAACCTTAAGCAAAGAACTAATTACAAAGGTCCATTCAATACCACTCTTACATCTGAAGAAATATTCTCTGACTATGTAAATAATATGGAAAGAGCTAAAGCTTTAGTTCCTGTTGCTAAATCATTAAATCAATTATTTAATGAGGCAAATAGACCTTATATTGCAAATAAAATTGGCTACAAGGAACTGAGTGATTTACAAAGACATTTAGGTATAATTCTTACTGGAAAAAAATCTTCAGCCGATTATTCAATAGAATCCATTAATACCTTAATGAATTGGAATGTAATGTCTACACTAGGATTTAAGATAGCATCTATTCCAAAACAGTTAGCATCAATTACTCACTTTTGGTCAGCTGGAATTAAACATGGATTGAATCCGGCAAAAGTAATAACAGCCGTACCTACGACAAAAGCAGAGTGGCAATTCCTAAAAGAAATAATGGGAAGTGAATATCTGAAAGAAAGACTTAGTGGTAGCGGTTTAGATGTTGAGGTTCAAAGAATTTTAGCTACTAAAACAGATAGGCAATACAAGAAAGCTGTAAAGAAAATATTCCAAACAGGAATGTACTTACCTGCCGCAGGTGACTGGTTAACTATTACATTCCCATTTGGTGGTGGTGGATCTTATGCAATTGCCGCATTAAGAAATGAATTGGCAAAGGGAAAATCTCTTGAAGAAGCTAAAGACACAGCATTCAAACAATTTGTTGAAGCCGTAGAGGAAACTCAGCAAACATCTCGCGAAGATTACACTTCTAATTTCCAAAGAAATCAAATTGGACGTATGATTTTGACGTATAAATCAGCTCAAGTTGGTGCTGCTAGAAAAATAACAGAAGGAATGAGAACCTTAATGGATGCTAAGAATGCAACAAATGAGGATAAAATTCAAGCATTTACTGACATTATTTACTACTCAGCATTTAGCTCTGTACTATTCAATTTGATATCAAATGCAGGGTATGATGTATTTACTAACCCAATCTATGATGATGATGATGAGAAAAGAGTTAAATATGATCTAGGAATGGATCAGATTGGATCTGCAGCTCAAGGCTTTGGAATGGTTGGAATGGTTGCAGATTGGATGTTAAATGCTTCTAGAGATGATATGTGGAAAAATAATGCTCCATTTATACAATTCATAGCAAATATCGCTAATGGAGGAAGTGCAGTCGTAGAAGCGCTGAGCAAAAGAGAATGGACAGATTTAACTGAGGAAGAGCAAGCTAGAATGCTTGATGAATTAGGGCTTCCTAAAGGGTACTTAACCGATGATGAATTAGAACAATTATTTGAGGCATATAGAAATACCTCTGTAACTCAGAGAATGTCACCTCAGGATATTAATAATTTAATTAAAATATTTGGAGTTAAAAATATTGTTGAAGAAATTAAAGATTTCACGGATGCAATGGAAGGTAATCAATCATTTATGGATGCATTTATGAATTACGAACAAGATTACTTCGAGTTCGCTAAAAAAAGACATAAAGAAGATTATTTATTTAAGCTCATCTTTAATGAAGATTACTTGAAAAAAACACCACGTCAAAATAAAGTGGATACATATGAGCCAGTAATTGTAAATGACAAGAGAAGCGAAGTAAAAAGAGAAGGAATAGAGGAGAACTGGTAACTAAAAAATAAGTATCGAATAAAAACTTAAATTTGTAACAATAATATAAGATGGCAACACCTATAAACAACCCATTTAAAGCTTCATTACTAGTTGATGGATGTAGTTCATTAGAAATATCTTGTGATTGCAAGAAGATTTCTTTTAAAGACACGTCCAATTATACTACTAATGACTTGCCAGGACATGAGTCAACAGACTTTACTAGTAGAACTATCACTATCACAAGAGGAGATGGTAGTTCATACATCATGGCTACGGCAGATGTTGCGCACAAGGACAAGACGATCCCATCTCATTTAGTATCAAATAATTCATTTTCTTACAGCTTCTTAAATACAGACGTTGATGGAATTTGGACTGTTGAGATTTGCACATATCCAAACTGGAGAGACGATGTTTACTACCAAGCATTTTTACAGCCGATTGTCTTACGCAATGGCTTATTGTACAAAGCTATTGGTTCTTCTACTAATGTTGATCCTGCTCTTGATACGAACCATACTTATTGGGATCTTTATACTGATACCTCTGCTTGTAGTGACACTCGCTATTGCAGTACTCAAAAGATTGTAGTACTATGTATTTCAATTATGGATTGCTACCGTAAGGCAGTATCTGATGCTTTCTGCGGAATGCAGTCATCTCCATGTAAAGATATGTGTGATAATAAAGACTTTATGAAAGCTATGAAGATGCGAGTAGTAATGGATGGATTAGAATTCGCTGCGTGTGCGCAAGACTGGGTAAGTGCTCAGAAGCACATTGATATACTTAAATCACTTTGTTGTTGTAACTAATGAGCTGTACTTGTAACCAAAATATCAACTGTGATGAGGTAATGACTTGCCTCTGTGGAGTAACTATGGACATATATAATTCGTCCACAGATTTACTTGTAGATACGGTTGATTTCAATGTATACAATGATGGTACAAATAATTTCTTTGAAACAACAGAGACAACTATTTGGAGTCCGGGAGTTACTTCTCCTATTCGTATAGAATATGATTCTGTCAATGAACAATGGGAGATGTCTTATTTCAGCATTCCATTAAGTTCAACTGTAGTATTTGGAGTACTTCCTTCTACGACTAGTCCTTGCCCAACATCAATGTGTGATTGGGATTTAGATTGTATCTCTTTTAGACTTGTGCCAGAAAGTGGGACAGCTATAGTAGTTACATGGGGAGGTCAATATATCAATGGAAAGAAAGTATATAAATTTACTTCCAACCTATCAGGATCAAATATTAATTATCAGATTTACTACAATATAACAAGTGGTAGATGGACTTTTCAAAGAACTGATACAGGAGTTAATGTAGCTGAATTAACAGATGGAACATTAAGTTGTCCTCTAGGTAATTGGCAGGTTCTTCCTGGCCCTGGTACTTTCAGAGTAACTACATCAGCATTAGGTATTTCAGGATATTACATTAAGATATACGATAAAGATTGTGGATGTTGTGATGAGACATTGAATATAGACTTCACTTTTGAAGGTGATGATTATTCAGTAGTAGCAAATATCGCAGTAGATGAATTTGGTAATACATTGGCGTACAATGGTTACTCTTACTATTCATTTAGCATTACTACAGGTGATACGCCTATGACATTCTACTTATTCTTCAATGGAGAGTATTGGGGAGTGTCTCAGGTCATGTCAGAGAGTCCTTTATACTACACATCATTGGATTCAACTAATGAGTGTCCATTTGGAGGATATAATGCGGGAGCATTGTTTGATAGATTTAGTGTATCGGGACCTGAGTGCTTTGACTGCTGTGATTACTATACGCCAAGATTTAGTAACTTTATCAAGAAAAAGAAATACGAATTAGTAGAGGATATCGATGCTATTCGATCAAAAGAATTATTCGGATTCAAATGTGGCCCTGAATGGTCTAGCTTATTTAAGCATCATTTGATAATGGATGTATTACATTGTTTACCTTACGGAGTGTTATGTGAAGAAAGTGAGCAATGTTTAATGAATAACTTAAGTGAAAATTGTAATTGTTAAGATATGAGTTGTACAAGTTGCGGAAGCAAATCAAATTGTTCTTGCTCGGATAACTGTCCGAATAAGACATCTGATATTACGGTATTTGATGGTATATTAAATACGTTGGAGGTTCCGTGTGGAGCTTCTTTAAATGACATTCTTGCTTTATTAGAGGCGTATACTACTAATATGGTAAATGAATTGGATGGAATGATTAGTGTTACTATAGGGGCAGGTAATCCTTATGGACTTACTCCTGGAACATATTCGATCCAACAGACTATTGATGCCATTACTACTTACTTAAATACATTGACAACATATCAAGTATATGTGGATGTAACTAAGACAGGTTCAAATACATTGTTAGCTACTCCTACGGGTGGAGTTGCTCCTTACACATACCAATGGTTTATTCAGGATTCAAGAGCTCAGATTACTATTAGTGGATCATCTACTTCAGCATCTGTATCATTGCTTCCTACTGTAACTACTAGCGATGCATTGGTTAAGGTAAGAATTACTGACGCAAATGGACGTAAGGCTAACGATTGCTACTATATTAGAATAACTACTTAATAAATAAAAAAATGGAATTATATAACGTAAATAATCAGCTACAGATAATTACTAGTAATAGTCAAGAATTCTACAAGTTTGAGACGATGAAAAGTTTTTCACCTGAGGTGGATGCTAGAAATAATTGGTACGTATTAATTAACTTCATCGCTAACGATAAGAACAACTCATTGAGATTGTACTTAAAGGACGTAACTAACTTAGGGTTAACAAATAGTCAACTTAGTGCTATTCAATTAGTAAGATTGATTTCACAATGGGCCTCTACTTCTGCATCTATTACTCCAACTGTAAAATCTCCATTCATCATCAGATCAACAGGAGCTGCATTAACAATGATTCCTGCTAATGTTGCATCTATTTCATTTTCAAGTACAGGTACTGCAAATGCAACGATTCTTGTTAACGGAACGACAGTAATAATTAAACCAGGAGAGACTGTATCATATGATGCTGGGGATATCAATAACTACATGCCAGCAGGTGCATTTTACTACAATACAAGTGCTGCAGGATGTGAACTATTAATTGCTTACGTATCATAATATATGAGTACGAACATAAATTTCGTAAATTCTCTAGGATCAGAGAATGATACAAGAGTAGACTTTAATCTACCTAGAACGATATTGCTTAAAGGCGAAGGTAGAGCTATAGCAGATGGAGGTATTGCTGAAGCAGAATTATGTTCATACAATACATTGAATGACTTAAGCTATAATGGATTACTTAGAAGTGCTTCATTAATAGTAACGCCAAACGGCTACAAAGAAGGCACGTTATTTTCCGTGATTCCATCGAATGGTAACGGAGATTTCACGGTAACACGAGCGACAACTGCAACTAGAGTAAATAGTGCGGGGTTGGTTGAGTTAGTGCCTTATAATTTGTTGCAATATAGCCAAGCGTTTGATAATGCTATTTGGACTCAAGCAAATGGAAACGGGGGTTCTGCTCCTATTTTAACTCCTAATTATGGTATTTCTCCAAATGGAACACAAACTGCGTATAGAATACAATTAACAAGAACGAGTGCTTCGTCTTCTTATAGTTATGTTTATCAAGCTAATTCAGTTCCAAGCGGAGGGACATATACGTTTAGTGTGTGGTTAAAATCATTAAGTGGAACGCCGTTAATATCATTAAGTTATGACGGAACTAACTACACTAATATTGTTACATTAACAACTGAATGGCAAAGATACGAATTTACTACAACTGCATTAAGCACCAATCTACAATCGGGATTTTTGTTATTTCAATCGTTACCGACTACATCATTAACCGCTGACTTTTTAGCATACGGATATCAACTTGTCGAAGGCACAACTGCGAAGGACTACCAAAAAACGGAAACACGCCTAAACATTCCAAGACTTGACTACTCAAATGGTACTTGTCCAAGTTTGTTAGTAGAACCGCAGAGGACAAATTCGTGTTTATATAGTAATAAGATTAGCGATTCAACTTGGCTGAAATTTTTTGACAATGGAGGTTTAGCACCTATCATTACTGATAATTATGCGATAAGCCCCGATGTTTCACAAAACGCACAACGCATACAATTAACAAGAACAAATACAGCTAATTCATATTCTTACATTCTTCAAAATATTACGGGTATTGTTGGTCAATCTTATACTTGGAGTGTGTGGTTAAAGTCCTTAAGCGGAACGCCATCAGTAGCTTTATCAAATGTTGGTGGTTCTTATGCAAATATTGTAACGCTTTCTAATGAATGGGAAAGATACGAATTTACAGCAACTGCCGTTGGTACGGGTTTACAAGCTATGTTTTTAATATTTGAAGCTATACCATCAACCTCTTTAACCGCTGACTTTTTAGCATACGGATTCCAATTAGAACTCGGAAGCTACCCAACATCCTACATCCCTACAACATCAGCAAGTGTAACACGCAACGCAGACGTAGTTTCAAAAACGGGAATTAGTAGCTTGATTGGACAAACGGAGGGGACGATGTTCTTGGATGTTGATTTCACAGAGGTATCTGATTACAATGGATGGTTTATGAAAGACGTTGCTAACTTTGATACGTTCGCTTTTATCCAACGTGAAAATACGGGAATCATTGCGGTAGGTTATTACGGAAGTGGTGCATTACAAGTGAGAATTGAAACCGCACCAAGTCAACCAATCGGAAGATATAAAATAGGTTTTGGATATAAAAACAATGACTTCGTTTTATATATTAACGGAACGCAAATCGGAACTGACACAAGTGGTTCGGTTAGTGGATTAATGAACTTTTTAGATGCTCATTATTCTTCAACTGGTTCTACTTTACAGAACGTCATCGCCCTTTGGAAAACTCGCTTAACAAATACACAGCTACAAACATTGACAAGCATATGATATTCAAACTTAGTTATACAGACAAGGAACAAGCACTCGCAGACTTGAAAGCAAAAGGCATTCTTGTAGAGGTGGAGTTCAACGGAGAAAAACACGAAGCATACGGAGAAGGCGTTCAAGCGGTTGTTGAGATAGGACTCATCATGATTACTCCACCCGTAATGGATGGAATGGTAATCGTTACACCGCCCGTTTATGCAGATGGATATCATTACGACGTGATGAGTGAAAACACGTACGAATTCGGTAGTAATTTAGTAGAGCCTAAGAATCCTAAACACGCTTTCGCAGGACATGCAACAACGGAGGAATTTCCATACGAACCACAATTTTTAGTGGATGTACAAGCCTAAGTCCAAACGATCAGTTACAACAGGGAGCCCTCAGAAAAAGAAGGAGCTCAATGGACTTACGGCTAATAAAAATATTGATGACATTAGGGCTTTAGCTAGTCTATCGAATGATCAATCATCTCTGATTAAAAAAGTACAAACTGAAATATCTACCAAACAGGATAAGATAACATTAACCACAACAGGTTCAAGTGGCGCATCTACTTTTATTGGTAACATATTAAATATACCTCAGTACTTAGGAGTGGGATCTGTGGCGGGAGGAGACCTATCAGGCTCTTATCCTAACCCAAGTGTAATTAAATTACTAGGTAATACTATTCCGATCAATGCCAATGGATACCTAAAAAATGATGGCTCAGGTGGTTTAACTTGGGCAACTGTATCAACAGGTATTACTGTAAATACTACACCTATTACGGGTGGTGTTGATGGAAGAGTATTGTTTCAAGGTACCGGAGCAGTAGTTAGTGAATCGGCAAGTATATTTTGGGACATTGCAGGAAATAAACTTAATCTTGGATCTTTAGGTGTTCAAGGTGAATTAGTTATTAATAGATCATCTACAGGTGGATCTGTTGGAGGTATAAAAGCTGAGTCCACAGGTAATGGAATTCATATAGGCGGAAGCGGATATTTAGATTCCATAATTATGACAAATGGGGGCGGAACTCGATTTAATACTTGGAGCGGTAGTGGTTCTGTGTCTATTGAAAGAATGAGAATTTTTGCTACCACAGGAAACATCGGAGTCAACACAGCCACAGACGCAGGATACAAAGCTGATATTAACGGAAGCTTAAGAGTTAATAGTAGTTTTTCTATCACAAGTCCTTCATTTGCTGGAGGATTTTCATTTACTATGAATGCTGCAAATACTCTTGTTGCGTCTAGCTCAAATATAGGAACTTGGTTGCAGGTAGGAGGTGGCAATAGAGTCTTTATAGTAGGTCAAGAATTTAATTCTACCAGTAGAGGTAATATTTTTGGTAATACAGTAGGGGGAGAAGCTGTTGGAATATCTAATATAATTGCTCAATCTTCTGGAACAACTGCCTTAATAGGACTTAATATAAGATATGCAATAAATAATACTGGTACATACTCAGGTATTGTTAGGGGTCTGTACTACAATCCTACCCTAACTTCTCTTACCGGCACTACACATAGAGCTATTGAAACAGTTACGGGAGATGTATTGTTAGCTACAACATCGGGAAGTTTGCTTGTTGGCACATCAACTCTTGCAGGGTATAAGGTTGACATTAATGGTACTGTTAGGGTGCAGGGAGTAATTACGGGAAGTGTAGGTGGAGGGGGGTTAACACTAGGAGCTGCTTCTGCAAATCAAGTTGGAATAGCCCTAAGTGGATATTTTGTAAGTAATGGTGCAATTGCAACTAATAATGCTAATCCTCGTAGTTTTAACACTGTTATAGGAGGGCAAGGATCTGGAATTGTCGCAACATATAATAGTATTGCGCAAGGACAAACAACTACTAATGAATATTTTGTTGTTAGGGGAAATATAAATCTTACAGATGGCGCTATTGATTTACTTGGTTTTAGTTTTAGCCCTACAATAGTTAGTGAAGTAGGGGCTACCATTAAAGCATTTTCAAGTGGTTTAATCGCTGCATCAAATCATTATAATTTATACCTATCAGGAACTGCTCAAAACTATATAGCAGGTCAATTAGCAATAGGTGTAATTACTGCAAATGCATCTGCTCATGTTCAAATTGACTCAACAACGCGCGGCTTCCTACCTCCACGAATGACAACAACACAAATAAATGCTATCGTAACGCCTGCCGAAGGGCTTCAGGTTTACAATACTACCATTTCACATATGTGTGTTTATCAAGCAGGTATTTGGGTTAAGATCAATCATTCACCGATGTAATAACTTTTAATAAATAACATGACAACAACACCAACAAACGGAATAGCAATTGAGCCAGTTCCATTTCAAGTACCACAAGGAGTGGCTACACGTATGACTGTAAAGGTCTTAGAATTTGAAACCGACGCAACATCTACCAACACTTATTGGAGATTACTAACTGAAGAAGGAGAACAACTTCAACAAGGTAATTACTATATGACTGAGGAGCAGTTTGCTACTTGGGGGCTTGATAACTCAGTAGTAAATCAATATGTTGCTGAAGCGATCGGAGTTACAATTATTTCGTAAATTAGCAAAAAATTATATTATGATCCAATTAAATCAAGAACAAGTAAAGCAAATCGAAGTACTTATCGGTGAGATGCCTGGTAGATTTGCTATTTCATTATTAAACATTCTAAATGAAGCATCTATTAATAATGCTGCTCCTACTGACAGCGTGCAGTCCAGCGAAGAGGTTTAACCGATTAATCGAAAAGTATCCTTATTTGTTAACTCAGGATACATTAATCGTACATGACACCATTACTTTATACGTACCTGAGGTGCATACAGACACCGTAGTGACGTTAAAGCAGTTGACTGATACAATCACATTAACGAAAGATAGAGTGACTGTAAAGGCTTGGTATGTACCAAAAGAAAAGAAGGTTTATATCCAGGGCAAGTGTGATCCTATTTACATTACTAAAATTGTAGAGAGAAAGATACCTGTAAATTACTATGAGAAGTACCCATGGTGGAAGAAGCTCTTAAATAACCTGTTAGCCTTTTTCATTATCTTTGTTATACTTTTTATTGCTTATAAGCTATATAAATATTTAAAATGAAGACTAACACATTGATTCTCCTCTCTAGCTTTATCACGCTATTTGCGCCTATAGGCCCATTAGTAACAATCGCCCTAATTTCTATTGCATTTGATTTTGGATTTGGAATCTGGAGATCTGTTAAAAGCAGAAGAAAAGAAGGTTCAGAAGCCAAGATAGGCGACATCATTCAAAGTAAAAAAATGCTTGCTACGGGTGTTAAGTCTTTAATTTATTCAGCTGTTATATCTTTCTTCTTTCTAGTAGAGAAGTATATCGCAGGAGACATCATAGCTCACTTTATATCAATCGAATTATTACTCACTAAGGCAGTGGCATTATTCTTCGTTGTAACAGAGGTTAAGAGCATGAATGAGAGCTATAAATACGTTACAGGTAAAGATATGCTTAAGTCATTCAAAGACTTCATTACAGGGTTAAAAACTGAAAGCGATAAATGGAAATAATATGGTTCGCACATTTAAAGATAAAGAACTTTTAGAAAGAGTTAAACAACTCGATTCTTACAAAGAAATTCCTAGTGGCTATTGGTTGTTGGGAGTTAGATCAAAAGAGGATAAACCAAATACTTTTGACGATAAGATATACCTATTCAAGGGTGAAGAGTTCATCGAGGTAACAACGGCTACAACTAATCCAGGCGTACCTACATTAAAGCAATTTGAGAAGGTTAATAACGATGGTGCTGCTGTAGTTAAAGCTGATGAGTGGTACTACAAACTTTGGAAGTACGGAAAGCACAATGGAAAGGTAGAAGCATTACTTCAATTAGGATCTAAAGTAAAAGTATATCGTGATACTGATAAGGATTCTAAGTCAGAAGAGCAGGGTAAATTACAAGAAGGATACTACGGTATCAACTTTCATCCTAATACATACAACTTAGATGGTGTATCAGGTGATAGCATTGGCTGGTGGTCTGCTGGATGTCAAGTGGTAAATAATCCAAACAAGTACAAGACTATGATCAGACTATTAAAGACTGAGAAATTAGTAAGTTACTGCTTAATAAATGAATTCTAATGAGAAATAAACTAGCAGGTACTAAAACAGGTACATCTAAAAGTGCTAAGTATTACCAGACTCATCCGGAGGCTCGTAAGAAAAAGGTAGCTTATGATACTAAGTATCAGGATACTCCTGCACGTAGAAAGTATCGTACTATCTTACAAGCTATCAACCGTAAGAACGGTACGGCCGGAAATCATGATGGTAAGGACGTAGCCCACACATCTAAGACAACAACTATTAGTCAATCCCAATCTAAGAATAGAGCGGATAAGAAACGTCAATTTTTTAAATAATGGCAAAGCAAGCAGGTACAACACTGAAGTTGGAAACTCCTAAAAAGAAGCGTCCAGGAGTTCATGCTAAGAAAGGATCAAGTAAGATCAAAGGTTCTAAGCTGTACAAAAAGCGAAACGTAGGTCAAGGTCATTAATAAACCTCTACAAGTATTTTTACCTTCACATTGTGGAAGGTCTCATTCATTTTCTTAAGGGCAAGTAAACCATGTGGCCCTCTTCCTTCTTCAATAGATAACAGAACTTTTTCTTTCATTCCTATTTTATTAGCGAATGGCTCTGCGTGTAATCTTAAATGCTGAACACGGATAATCTCAATGATCTCTCCGATATCTCCAGCTGTTAAATCTAATTCGTATTTTTCCATAATATTTATTTTGAAGCGCAGACAGGATTCGAACCTGTTATGAACACACTTTTTGATTAACCTGTGTATCCACGCAAATCGGGACTAGGCTGTGTTCTGCTCATAGCGTCTACCGATTCCGCCACTGCGCTATATTGCTCGTCTTTCCGAGCTGTCATTTGTCTTTATCAGCTCTTAAAAGAGAACTTTTCTCCTAAAATTTCTAATCTCTGACCTAATACTTGCAGGTATTCATTCATTAACCTTGATTGTTTATATAGCAAGTCTTTATTCTGTCTGTCTAAATCAACAAAAGCTTGTGTTCGCATGAAATCATTCAAAGAATTTGCCTTAATTGCTAATTCCTGTGCTTCTTTTAGAAGTCTTTCATAAAATGCACTCATAGTATATAATTAAAATTGTTAGCACGCCTGAGTGGATTCGAACCACTAACACTCGGATTTGGAATCCGATGCTCTACCAATTGGAGCTACAGACGCATAAACCACCCGACTTTAGCTTGGTGGTCTTGTGTAAGCGAATGACATCTTGCCTTACACAGCTAGATAGAATCAGTCAGCTGCCCTGTCTATCGTACTCCCACTGGTGCGCATCTAAGAGAGGCCATGGGGTTCGTTCTTCTTAAATATTAAAAAGGACTATCTCCGAAGTCATCGAAGCTTGAAGCAGGCTTAGTGACTGTTGTCTTAGGTTGGTTGAATTCTCCTTCAGCAGCCTTTGCTCTAGAGAATGTTTTGTACATTGTACATGCAATCTCTTTAATCTCTTTCTTCTCACCATCCTTAGTTGTCCATGCATTTGTACTAATGCTTCCTTCAACATAGATCTTATCGCCTTTCTGAATTGATGCAGCACGTTCAGCTAAAGCAGGAATAGCAAAAATACATCTATGCCATTCTGTTTTCTCTACCCACTCATCATTCTTCTTGTAGCCATCAGATGTAGCTAAAGATAATTGAACTAATTTTTTTCCGTTTTCGAAGCTCTTAACCTCGATGTTTCCGACATTTCCTAATAATGTCACTTTGTTTACACTACTCATTTTCTAACTTATTTACTTTATTTACAAATTCTTTGATTTCTTTCTGGGAATGCAACCAAATAACATCTGTCTTTGAGTCACCCTTCAATTGAAACTTGAGCATCTTGTATTTAAGCTTAGATGTTTCAGTGGCGAATCCCTTTGTATCAACGTAGTATGATGTTCCATTTATCCTCAGGACAAAATCAACTATCATTGTTATCGGTCTTATTGCCTTACCTACATATCTAAAGCCCTCCTGCAATAGCACAGTTCGTTGGAAGTCAAAATCAAATCCCAAATCTTTAAATACATTATAGCAATAGAATTCTAGTTTGGAGTCAAACTTAATCCCATTCGCTTCTATCTTTTTGTTCCCGTACTTACGAGTTGATGGTATGTTGTTCATCGTATACCTTTACAATAATATCTCCATCAATTGTTTGAGGGAAAGTAACCTGCACTTGTCTCTTTAAGTACGTTTCAATCTTATCTGATATCCAAAACAAAGCACGGTCAACAAGATTCAACTTAGACTTGATTTTATGCTTGATTCTGTTCTCTGTAAGCTTCTTTTCTACCTCAGCAATCTGTTTCATAACATCGCTGTCTTTGTATAGCTTAAAGTTACGCTCAATGATTGGACGAAGCTTAGGCTCTGAGAATGTTTCAGGCTTAAGAATCTTTCCATCCTCTCTAAATATAGCTTTACCTGTGACGTTATCTATCTTACTCATGTTAGATCTAGTCACCTCATCGAATAACATCTCTAAGCGATCAGTTAATCCATACTCATGAGCAGTTCCTAGTGTGATGAACATGATATCACAAATTGCATCAGCAACATCTAATAGGTTATTCGCTTCACTAAGTTCTTGTACCTCTTCTTCTAAAAGAATTTGGCGAAGTCTTGCTCTTGTTTTCTTAAGCATCTTAGGTTGCTCTGGCCCTTGGATTCCAAATGCTTCTTGGAATTTTACTACTTGTAAGATTTGTCGCTGCATACTAATATTTTTTTAGCAAATATAAATAAAATTGTTAACACTAATGTAGAAGATAATTAAAATCATATGCTACATTTCCCATTAATCCTAATACTTTGATCTCTTTGATGTCGAATATAGCATTCTTAAAATCACCCCTATGTATGTGCTTATCAAATATTTTTCTGAATAAATGATTCTTTTGTTTTTGAGTAGCTATGTCTCCGTCATTCATCACTAAAGATATGTTGTACAATTTTACAATCATTGAATCGTACTTCTTTTGCTTACCTCTAGCTAGGACTTTCACTTCGATAACTACATCACAGCAGTATATCTTGGGCCTGGGTTTCTCCTCAAATATATCAAACATATCTACAATGATAAAATCATTAAGCCTGCCGCACCAATTCCTGCTAAAAAGTAAACAAGATTGTTTACCCACTGTGGATAGTTTTCCATCATTCTAAATTTAAGTTCCATTCTTCTAATATTCCTCTTAATTCTGTTCTAAGTCTATCAGCTAAGTCTCTTTCTTGATCAGTAGCTTCTTTCTTGTCAACATAACCATACTTGGTTATCTCACGTAGTTTTTGGTCAATATCCCATACAGCGCCTTTCCACTTGTAGCCATCCAATGCTGTGCGAAGTTCTTCTCTTTCTTCGTCTCCGTCAAATTCAATTGTTACTTTCATCTGTATTTTCTTATTATTTCAAATGTTTTTTTTATGTCATGCCAATTAAGGGTAAACTCATCATCATGTAGCATAGGAAACCAAGCGATTGTATATCCATGATTAGCACTATAGTCTTCACGCTGAATTCTATTTCCATTTACCTTGTCAAGGTATATCCATGGGGCATTACCCTTAAGCTCAAGCTCGATTCCAATTTTCTTGAGTCTTTCTCTAAACTTCGTTACTTCGTCCATCTTCTCTGTATTTAATTTCTTTTCTAATTAGATCAAGGTGCCACTTAGGTCCACCATACTCTAAGATTGCCCATAGGTAGTCGTCCTTGATATCGCATATCGCGATGTACGTTAGTGGCTGTCTGCCATCTACTCCACGGCTCCCTCTTGTTGCATACTTTCTCACAATCTCGAAGTCATCATCGGCATAGACATACTTAGGTTCAATCTTATCCATATCCATGGCTCCGTACCTCTCGTACTCATTACCTCCATCAACCATGACCCCGTTAGGGCACCCACAGGTATTGTAATCGTGCCGGCTACGGCTTACAATCGTCTCGCCACATTCAAGGCATTTAATCGCGTTATAAACTATTTGTCTCATCTTTTCTTTGTTTAAATTCTTCCTCCATTGATTGATCTGGGCTATACGTTTCATTACACTTACCGCATATCATATTCTCACCATCTTCAGTCCAAGTATTAATATACTCACCTTCTATTATGTAAGGTCTACAGGTCTCACAGTTGCACGCATTGTGTGTCTTACAATACGGACATAAAAAAGCACCTACCATATTATTCTGCTTTAAAATTTATACTTAATCGGTTTTATTCCGTTTATCTACGCCAAATGTTTCATTATAGTATTGCTTACTTGTCATCATTGATATATGACTTGTTTCATAAGCATCTTCAATTTGATGCTGAAACTTCTCCTCAGCTTCCTTCATTAATGCATACCAAGCAAACTTATCTTTGGGTGTATCCCATAGCTTTTCAAATAACCATTGTGTTGCTGTCATATCTCTTTTGGTTTAATCATTATCTGCATCCTATCTAACAAGTCATTGAAGTCCTCCTCTTTAATCCATTTAGGTTTACTAAGATAGACAACAGGTGAATGGACTGATCCATCTATATGATAGATTATAACTGACTTCCTGATAGACTTACTTCTATCTATGTAGTATTCGCTTTTCATAGGTTTTGTGTTATGTGTTTATTGATTAATCTAATTGCCTCTAGATAAGCAGTTTCATAATTTGTAAATCCCCATGGCTCATCTTCCATGCCTGCTACAGATATGATGTGTACCCAATACTCTTTACCCCACCACTTTTTATTTTTTATTTCAACCACATATCCTCTAGGGTATTTCTTAATCCTAAATTCCGGAAAGTTTACTAAGCTCATATCATATTGTTTTTAGTAAAGTACTCTGCCACCTGACCGATGTCATAAAACTTAATGTTGTCAAATTTATTTTCCTCAAAGTTATATTGCACAAGACTCTTACTCTTAACCGAACGATCAAAAGTACAGATCTTACAAACTCGATTCTTTCCGAGGTCAGTCTTCAATGTGTACTGGCGTTTATTGTCGGTGAAGTTATCTAGTGAAAGCATTCTCCTACATTCAAAGCATTGTTTCATAGCTTCCTCAAATCTTCGTTTAACCTTCTAATAAATGACTC